AATAAAAATAAATAAATAAATATAGTTAGATATACAGCCCAAATGTGACAAAATTTTGTCACATCACCCTTAACACCTACAGCCCCAAGGGTTATGCATAGTTCATGCATAGGATTTTTGACCTAAATTTTGTCACATCGATGTGACAAAATTCCTGAAACGTTGATGTGACGGGGTTTGGGGACGTGACAAAATTGTGACATTTTTATATGAGTATAAAATATGAGATAAAAATATGCAAAATTTATGCATAAATATGCAAAATGAGGTATAAAATGGACATTTTAGGTTGTTTGTACAAAGATAAAATAGTTAACTGGTTAAGTATGTGACAAAATTTTGTCATATACCTATATAAAAATGTCACATGTGACAAAATGATGTGACAAAAATTACTTAACCAGTTAAGGATGTGACAAAATCCTGTCACATTATTTTTCATTGGTCGTTACAAATAATTTTTTGATATTTTTCCATTTGTCTGTTTCACGGAAATTGTGCCACACATAAATGATACCAAAAATAGATAAAAGAAGTCCCACTACACCTGTAGCAATGGTTTGAAGTAGATGACTTACTGGGTCATTAAAAGACACCAAACACATATAGCTAAAAGATACACGGTGTTGATTACATAGAGTTTTTCAAAATAGACTGTGAGGGTAAAATGAATAATTATTGATATGGCCCAAAGTATTGTAATGATGAGTTGTTGAATAGATGTGGGATTTCCCATAGTCATACATAAATATGTTTCTAAAACATATGACAAATATATAAGGAAATATGATAATTTAGTGAGTTTCATTTTGAGTACCTCATAACGCTAAGTTATTGTCTTGTTCTTTTGTGATGTGGTCAACAAAATGTTGAAGTGCTTGACCACGTGCGGATAAAGCATTTTTTTGTTCTAAAGGTATTTCAGATACATACTGACCCTTGTATGTTACAATGGTGTCATAACTGAAGCCGGGCTGAGTTGATTCTTCTTGTGCAATTTTCAAATCCATTGTGCCAATGAAGAAATATTCATGACCTGTTGTATCTACATAAGAGATAACCGTTTTGTAATGTGCATTACGGTTTGTTTGGCCTTTTAGTAGTTCTAAAATCTTTTGATTTTGAGTTTCATAGTCACGATGAGTACCTGTCCAGCGAGCTGAATGAACACCCGGTGCACCATCAAGTGCGTCTACAAAGAAACCAGAGTCATCTGCAATAACAGGATATTGATAGTTGAGCTGTTTTGCAATGGTGGTTGATTTGAGACTTGCGTTTTCTGTTAGAGTTGCACCTGTTTCTTCTACGTCTTCGATTTCTGGAAAATCAAGTAGACTTAAAACTTTATGGTCAGGCAAGAGTTTCTTTACTTCACGGATTTTGTCAATGTTTGTAGATGCGAAAATAAGTTGCATAAAATTCTCCTATTTCTAAGATAAAGAAAAGAGGTCAAAGACCTCTTTAGATTTGAATGTTTAGTTTTTGGTCAATGGTTTCAACAACCTTGTTGAAGTTGTCCATAAAGAAATTATCCGGGTCGGAGTCTAAAATGACTAGTTTGTCTTTGAATGGTTCAATCAATTCTAACAAATGATTGGTGAAATCATCACGAATGGTTTGGTCAGACATACTCATATCTCTAAAACCGTCATCAACATATGTTGATTTTGGTGGAACAAGGAAAATCAAATCCCATTGTTCACGTCTAAATGTTGCCTCATATAATTGAGTCAACATAGCATAATCTTCATCAGAAATTTCATCTTTGAGATAATAGTCAATGTATGCTTGTGTGACACTTGAGTTTGTGTCTGCAAAGACAATACCCGAGTGTAAACCCTCATCAATGATGTCTGATGTTTGCTTGTATTGGTCAGCTAAAAGATGTACATAGTCATTGACGTCTAGTTCGTCATCACGGACGTTGTAACGAGCCTGATAGGCACGAGCGTATTCCAATGACACGGGTGCATTATACACTCGACCAAGGTCTTGAACCAGTGTTGTTTTGCCACCAGATGCAGAACCAATCACTAAGACCTTTTTAGTAAAGTGACGTCTAAAGGGTTTGGTGATATAACGCCAATACTCCAGTGGATTTTCACGAATAGCTGTTGCTGATACTGGAATTGTACTACGTTCAACTAAGGTTACCTGTTCAGTACGACCACTGCGACGTTGAGCAAGTGAAAACCTTGTTGAAAAATAGCCTTTGATTTTTGACACATATTCTTCTTCTCCAACATAGAAATGGAGACTTGGAAATTCTGCATTGTCATGAATCAGTTTATGTAACAACTGTAACCAGTGGCTCCAACCGTTTGGATGTGGTGGAATACCTGTTTCGTCCAGTTTAACAACTCGTGTCAACTCATCGTTATTAAAGACTTCACGTACGTAACGGAAACGTCTGTTTAGATGAAGTCCTGCACGAGTTCCACGGTCAGTTTCATCGTTTGTACCTGATACAACAACTAAAACAGCGTCGTTTTCACGCTTTGCACGGGTGATGAGACTGACATGACCAGTATGCATGGGCGCAAAGGTGCCAAAGACGATACCTAAGTTTTTAACTTTTAGTTTTTGAGGCATAAAGTCACCTATTCACCTTTTCTTTTCCATGCTACAAGCAGTTGACCATCACGTTTGTTTTCAACATTCGTCCATTTGGCAAGCAAGTCACGAGTGTCAAAACCTCGTGATGTTACAACAGCATAACCATTTGGTGTTTTATGCATTGTCACTTCTAATGGTTTTTCATCAGTAGCGTATTGTTTGACATCATGAACAAACTCATTCAACAGTTGTTCTGAGTCATAGTCAAAGTCAAAAAGCCATTTATTGGTTTTAGCAGGTGCTTTTGTTGCTTCTGAAACCAACATGCTTGATAGCTTATGAGATGTTACAGGAAAATCTGTTGAAAGCTTCTCAACTAAATTTTGCACTAGAGCAACAAGAGTTTCTTTATTGCGACGTGGGTTTAGGCTCATATAGAGACGTGACATTTCACCTTCAAGACCTTGTTCAGCAAAGAGGTCAAATTCTTGCTTGACTTGGTCAAGAGGTTTGTCTGAAACAAATGATTGCGTTCGTTGTTTAAAATTTTCAAGGTCTTTGTTGTCTTTATTTCGACTAGCAAAGACATATACATATAAATCTGTCATAATTTTATCCTATTTTGCGCTTGTGATGCTGACATATTGCCAATTATTCATATCAGCACGTTTTTGAGCACGTTTGTCAGCTTGGAAGATGTCGTCATCATGTAGTGAGAATTTAATAATTTCCCCGCTTGTTTTATCTTTATATTCAGCGATGTATTTTGGCATAATATAATCCCCTTAAATTTATTTTTCATAGATTAGTTGGTTTCAGGGCTTGAGCCCTGATAGGCAATTTGCGTAGGCAAATTGGTGATGAACTTGTTCATTCATAGATGAAGTGGTTTTAGGACGAAGTCCTAATGGGCCATTTGCGTATGCAAATGAACATCGGCATGAAAATGTTCGTGAGTAAAGTGGTTTAAGGACTTTAGTCCTTATGTTCAACTTTGTGTATACAAAGTTGAAAAACTGATAAAAATATGATATAATAGAGTTATTAAACAGAAATGAGAACACTATGAAAACTTTACCTTTTAATATTGATGGAATTTATCCACTTGACCGTATTCATGAACTTCAAAGCATGTCAGAATCTAATGAAAAACCTTGGGCTTTTGAGTTTATTGGTGTGGAACAAACATTTGATTTAAGTCGTGACCCTTGGGCTCAAGCCAATCAAGAACACGGTGACCATTTGTCAGCATTTTTACACACAGGTAAAATCCTAATCCCTGAAGATGTCTATGATGAAACAGTTGAGTTTTTCAAGAATTTTCGTGATGAACATTTACAAACCAATAACCCGAATGAAATCGTTGAGTATTTCTCAGGTGTAATGACAGCGAATGGAAAAGCATATACAGATGTGGATGAAGTCTATCGTGAAGCAATTGTTGAGTTGGCAAACGATATCATTTTCACTGACCGTGATTTAGACGATATTAAAGATTTTGAAGTCTCTTTACGATAATTTGACAAAAATGTGTGAAATCTGCACTTTTTTGCTTGACAAAAGTTCTTTTTTATGATATAATAGATTTATAAAACAAAAGGAACTATATTAAAATGGCTCAAAAACGATTTACCATTACTCTAACTGAGTCACAAGTTGATTTTATTAATCAGCTGGTTGATTCTGGGGAGTATTCCAAATCTCAAATTGGTCAAGAGGCGATTCGTCTATTTATTGACCATATTCAAGCCAGAGCTGTTCGTGAAACAACTTTAAGTTTGGCGACACAACTGGTGAGTGAAGATGCGGAAACTGTTGATAAACAATTAGTATTGAATATTTTGAACAAGTTAAGTGAAAGTGAGACACATAAATGAAACTCGGACTAGATATTGGTAACTCTACTGTTAAAGGTGCAATGTTATCAGAAGACAATGAATTATTAGCAAACATTAAATATCCATCGGCTGTAGTACAAATTCCTGATGCTAAATATGTTGATTTTCCATATGAAGAAGATTTCTATATTCAGGTAGTTGACAGTAAGTTAGAACACTTCAATACGATTACAGCAATTGGTGATAAAGCTATCAATATGCCGGGTTATCAGGAATATGATGTAACATCAACATCTTACAAAGCAAATAACCCAATCACAACTGCTTTGATGTTTGGTGCGATTGCACAAAACACTGATGAAGAAGTTGTACATGTGAAATTAGCTGTGACTGTACCAATCGTTGAAGCAAAGACTATTGGTCTCATTCAAGAATATAAGGATTTACTGACAGGAACTCACGTTGTAATGGTCTTCACTCAAGACGGTATCCGTCGTTTGGAAGTGCATATTGATACAGCTGTAGTAATGAACGAAGGTCAAGCTGGTTTCTTGGGTATGTTAGATACTGTTGATGCTGAATTTCGTGATACACTAAACCATGTCTATAAGGAATTGGGTGAAGATGAAGACCCTGTTGGAAGTTTTGAAGATTTCCTTATTGTAGATATTGGTGAGGGTACTACTGACTTAGCGGTTTTCCGTAATAAACGGTTTAATCCTGATTTCTCATATTCTGTAACAAGAGGATATGGTAATCTATTAGAAGATGCAATGAGTACAGCGGCACGTGAAAATCTGACAATTGAAAGTCGTAAAGATTTACAAAAGGTGTTGGAATCAACTAACAAACGTCGTAAAGAACGTCGGGAATTGTGGGAAAATTATGTGCAGCCAACGAAGTCAGCCTTTGTGGAAACTGTGGTCGATACTATCATGAAGACTTATGGTTCTCGTGACTATTTCGACGCTATTATCTTCTTAGGTGGCGGTTTCTCAGCTCTAACTGGTTACACAGTTGACATGGGCTTAACGGTCATGCGTGACGATAGTATTTTTGTTGAACTTAACAAACGTTTGAAAGCTATGAATAAATCGGCCGATTTAATCTTTGGTATTCCGGCTCCATATTCTCAGGGTATTAACGAACGTGGCTTAACACAAGTCTTGACTTCTATGTAAAGGTGGCATTCGTGTCACCTTTTTTGCATTTTGTCATGGTTTATGGTATAATAGACTTATTAAAGACATAGTAAAGACTTAGTAAAGGGGTCAGACATGGCATTATTACAACGTTGGGAACAAGAAAATTATGAAACATCTGTGAGAAATGAGTCCACCAAAGAATATAAAGAAATGGTCAATGACATTAGAGATATGTTATGGCCACATCGTGATAAAATTGAGGATGTTGGTAATATTTATACCTATGTTCCGTTTGCTAAAAGTGTAAGTGGTCAAGACATTGAATTACAATGTAGTATCCATTATGATAACGGTCAGTTAAACATGAAGTTTCAAAGCGCTTATGGTTTTTGTGAACCAATGTTTGAGGTACATGTATCAAAGAAGTTGTTTGGGTTACGTACAGAGTCATTATTTGATGATGAGTTGTATAAGTTTTCGCCTGAATATGTGAAGACTACCATTAAACAAGTGGTTGAATCATTCACAAAAGAAGAAAAAGCTGAAATGTTCCGTGAAGCTAATTTAAAATCATTGCCTGATACATTCATTTATGACGTTAGTATGGCAGAACATTGTCAAATGATGTCGCTTGATGAAATACGTAACACTATTGATTTTGGCAGTAAGAAACATGTTATTTATCTTAATGGTGGTAAACTGGACATCTTACACGCTCATGAGTATCGTTGTTATGCGTCTGAATGCGAAGTCTTAAAGAACTCAGATGATAAAATCGCTGTATTTGATAATCATAAAGTTGCTGAAGAGGTTCTGAACATTATGGTTCCGGGTAAATACATTAAACCTGTCTATGTTGACATGATTCCAACGCCTTTAACGGCTCATACTTGTGAATCGTTTACTGATGTTGCAGATAAGATTACACAAGGCATAGAAGAGTTTGATGATTTTCAAAAAGGTCTTGTTGATTTGGGCGACATGTTAATGGAGAAATGATTTATAACTATGAAAGATGACAATGTCATCTTTTTTGACTTTTGTCATGTTTTATGGTATAATAGATTTATTAAGGAGATGACATGGTTAATCGAATTGAAGACATTATTCTAAAACATCATCAACGTTTCTTCAATGAACATGAATATGAAAGTTTCACCAGTGAAAACGTTTCTTTGAAAGTAACGCCTATTGTTTTTGGTAATGATGGTCGCAATGGTATTGATTATCAGTTATATGAAAATGACAAAGTTGTTTTTGAAGCTGGTATGGATATTGATGAATTTAGATATGTTGAATTTGAAACAGAAAATACGATTCAAGACGAATTGAAATTCTTTAAACAATTAGACGTTATAGATTCACAAATGACACTTGAATTGACAGATGAAGATTTGAATTTTCAATCATTAATAGAATATGGAGACTTATGATGGTCACATTGAATGAACTTCTTGTTGATAAGAATATTCATAAACAATATGAAGCTGTTTTAAATGATTTTGTTGAGGATATGTGGAATCGTCGTGACGACTTAAAAGGTTATGGAAAATATCTCACGGTTCCTTTGGATTTTCCAACAGAAAACAATTTAAGGGTTTCTGCTGTTTACAATAACAACCAAATATATATGAGGTTGGCATTGAATGACTATGAGACCAAGAACACCTTGTCAGATGTTTTGGTTTCAAAAGGTCTCTTTGGCAAATCGGTAAACTATCAACATTATGGTAAAATTTTGGATATTTCGCCAATCTATTTAGATGTGGCTGTTCAACGTTTGATTGACAATATTCCAAAAGAAGAACTGCTGGAACAATATGTTGATGCTAACAAAAAGTCGTTGCCACAATCGTTTCTTATTACTGATGAAATTGTGGATACAGCGACGTTTGTTTCTTTGGATAAGGCTGATGTAAAAGAGTTAACGAAATTTACATTTGTACCCGAATATGGTAAATTGGAAGTAAGGTCAGTCTTTGATGCTAAAACGTTTACGGATAAACGTTTACTTTTCGCTGATTATCGTGGTAATCTACTTTGTTATAATTCAGAAAAAGAAGCTCAAACAGCTTTGAATCTCATGGTTGACCATGAGTATATTCGTTCACGAGACCAACGATTTAGACAAACAGATATGAATAATGTGATGACGGTTGATTCAATAAATGAGGTCACAGCTGTCATTTATGACAGTTTATCTATAACAGATGAGTCGTTTTCTGATATTGTGGATGATTTAACTCGTTATCAAGAACAAACAAATGAGTTACAGAGGTGATTATGGGATTTTTGGATAAAGTAGACGTAGAAGAAAAAGCATGTAATACTGTTCAAAATGCTTTTAAAATGCATGAACCAACAAAGAAAATGGTTGTTGACCGTTTTTGGCCTTATCATGATAAGGTTCGTGAAAGTTCTATTGCAAAAACAATTGAACTAGATTCGTGTTATAAATATGATAATGTCATGAGCGCCTACGCTTATGCCCGTGATTATGGCATGGAAGTGACGCTTAAATTTGATGGTATGTCACCATATATGCTTATGGTTAATACTGAAATCAAAAATGGTTTCTTTGGGTTATCAGCCAAAACAACAGAAGATGATGGTTTGACTCGTATTTCACCTGAATTTTTAGACACTGTATTGGAAAACGCATTTAAAGATTTGTCACATGAAGAGCTTAGACGTGCTCGTGTGGAAGCGAATAAACAATCGTTGCCTGAATATTTCACGTTTTCTAAAGAAATTGTGGAGAATTGTGAATTAGCGCCCGTTAAAGAAGCGAAAAACACACATGGTGCTGGATTTACGATTGTACCCAACAATGGTAAATTAATTGTATCATCTGTTTCAAGAGCTATGGGGTATGCAGATGCTGAGTTGTTGATGACAGATTCAAATAACAATTTAGTCGTATTTAACACAGAAGATGATGCTGTTACAGCTTTGAATAAATTGGCTCCACGTGAATATATTTATCCCCATTATTGGGATTTTCAAGTACAAGAACCGGTTGACGGGTTTGAAGTCACATCAATGAAAGCTGTTGCTAACTGGTTTAATGAGACATTGGCTAATCAAGCCTTTGAAAATAGTTTAGTTGATTTAAAAGAAATAAACTTACAACAATGAATAGGTGGATTACAAAACTTACGAGTTTGATTTAGGTCACAGTCTGGTTTAGCTCATTATGGCAAAATTATTGAAGTTCATCTTATTCTATATTTAGTTGACAATGACCTCATTATATGTTATAATATAAGTATTAATTCTCATTTACATAAAGGATTTCACATGCAAAAACGTAAGTTCACGGTAGTTACACAACTACATGAAAACAATAATACATCTTTAATTGAATATTTTGATAAAACTCGTGTTCTTTACGCTAAAGCTATGCGAGAAACCTTTCATGTTCTCAAACGTGTTGACAATTTCAATAAATCATCTTATAATACATATCTTCAAAACAAATATGACATTACACAACGTACCGCAAACTCTATCATATTTGATGCGCAAGGTCAATTAAACGCTTTAACTGAACGTAAGAAATATGAAAAATCACAGTTGATTCGTAAAATCAATTATCTTGAAAACACTGTGATTCCAAAATTAGTTGAAAAACGTAATGACCATAATGATAAATTACAGCAGAAATTATCGGTTTCATTAGTGAAACATCGAAATTTAAGGCGCAAAATTGTTGCCAAAAAATTGAAATTAAATCGATTAAAACAAAGGCTTGAAAATTTGAATTATCAAATAGAAACAGGTCTGTTTAAACTTTGTTTTGGCACAAAACACTTACTTCAGCGTAATTATGAAAAATTTATTAATCAACGTGATAGTCAGATGTCTTTTGTTGGTGCAAAAGCCCAAAAAGCTTGTAATCTAATGCTACAACTAACATATAATTCTAAAAATAATCAATTTGACATCAAATTACGTAAAGACTTTGGCTTTAAAACAGCTAAAGGTGATGACCGTTATGTGTATGGTCAGGTTTATTTCAGACACCATAAAAATCACATCATATCAATTTTGCACCAAGGCAACAGTCCTTTGAGTTATAAAATCATTAAAAAGAACAATCGTTTTTATCTCTATTGTACCTTTGAAATTCAAGTGTGTGATGAGGATTTTGTAACACATTCATCACATGGTACGATTGGATTAGATTTCAATAAGGGTTTTGTCACTTTATCAGAAACTAATCAATATGGTCATTTAGTTCAAACACAATTTTCACCTTACCGTTTCAAAGCTGGTGATAAAACCAAAACAGATTTACAACGTATTGCAAATCATGTTGTGATATTAGCAAGGTCAACAGGTAAAGATGTTTGTATTGAAGATTTGAATTTTAAAAACAAAAAAGCAAAAACAGAATCAAAAAGTGGCAAAAAGTATAATGATATGCTCCATTCATTAGCTTATAGTCAGTTCATGACAACTATTGAAAGTTGTGCCTATCGAAATCAGGTTATTGTCAACAAAGTTAATCCGGCTTGGACATCGTGGTTAGCTAAAGAACGTTATTGTCCAACTATGAAGCTGAATAGCCACGTTGGAGCTTCATATGTAATTGCACGCCGTGGACAAGGTTATAACGACTCCGTATAAAAGTCTTAAACAGACCTATACAGATGTATCAACGCAAGACAGTTGAGCATCTCCCTGTAGGAACATGTTTTTACAGAAGCATTGACAACAAGTCTTATTGTGTAGCTTATGAGTTGAAATAAGATGAGTCAATGTGGAATAGGTTAACCGTAAGACCTTGAATTGAAAAATTCTAAAATTGACCTAGAAATGGAAATTTCTGAATGTTTAATTTTTAGTTACGATTAAAGAGGTAAAACAATGAATCCCGGATTCTTAAATGTTGTAGACGCTAAAGAAAATCAAAATAGTATTGTTGAAGATAATAAAACTGCACATAAAGAATATTTGACAGAATATGGTAAATTCTTTTATGATATGCGAGACAAACTTGAAATGATTGGTGGCTATAAAATTGATGTCCCGTTAACATATGGTACCACAACATTATCCGAGTCTAATCGATTATCTGGAATAGTGGGTTGTGACCAAAAATCTGTCAATATTTTTTTGTATGAAAAATTATATGGTACAGGGTATAGATTGGCTGATATTAAAGTCGATGACCCAGACAAGGTATCTGTGCAGTTGTATCCGGACATTGCTGATTTTTCACCAGAATATTTGAAGACAGCCTTGGAAGAAACAATTCGTTCAACAGATGAAAAGTTTTTGACAGAACATCTTCGTAAAGCAAATCAAGAATCGATTACCGATTTGCGTTACGCACCTAAAATGCTCGAAAATGCGAGTACAATCAGTCCTGAACTGGCTAAACGTATTGATAGAGACTTATTCGTATTTGATTCAGATGTTGCGTATGAATTTGGTGATAAGCGGACTCTTGCTGTTTGTCATGGTCGTTTATCCATTGTTCAACTTAAAAATTTAGACAATACAGATGTTCTTAAAGATTCACAAGGCAATCTCATTGTTTATGATACGGTTGAAGATGCCGTACAAGCAGCAGCTGTTATGACATCTTATAAGAATATGAACCGAGATGTTCAAGATAAATTGGCTCACATGTCTCATAGCTTTGGGGCGGCTCAAGATGTTAACAACGTGACTGAATTGGCTGATATGATTTCACAAGGTCTGAGTGAGAACAAAGACTTTATTGATGGCTTAGATGATTTAAAAGAAGAAGAATTAACGAGGTGAAAGCAAATGACAAAGAATTATGAATCACTTGATGTAGATTTTGGATATCGCACTCAAAACTATGAAGATGCTGTTATTGGTCATATGCTTATGACTTTGACAGAAACTGAATCAATTCTTCGTGAACATGGTTTTGAGAAAACGACTACAGAAATTGAACGTTTTGCTGATTTGGGACAAGACTCTAAAACTGTACAACTGGAAGTTGATGTTCAATATCCTGAAAATGGTATCAATGTTGTTCTGACCGAAATCGATGGGGAAAATCGTCAACCGGTCATTGATATGGACATTGTTGACCGTGAAGTCACTTCTGTTCATTCACATGATGTTATCCGTCGTTACAAACCTGATGATGTAGCATTGACGTTTGAAAAGGTGATGTTTGAGCAAGTTCATAATCATTTAGACTTATCTAATGATTTGACTGACTTAAATGAAACTGAATTACAAAAATAAGGAGTTTTACTCCTTTTTTCGTGTTCTGGGACTTGCAAAGTTAGCAATGTCATGATATAATAATCATATACGTGAAAGGTGAATATTATGTCAAGATTAGAAACATATCGTGCCGTCACTCAAGGCTTAACTCAGGCAGACACTAGTTTCCGTGATGCTGTTGAAGCTCTTGACTATGAGATTAAGACGGACTTTTATAATAGTAAACGTAATACCATTAATCGACTAAATCAACGTACAGTTGGTCTTGTTCCAAACAATGAAAAACCCGTTGAGATTGTTGGTTTGGTTGATTTCAGGCAAAAGAAAATCACCTTGAATGAATTATCAGGTGAAGAAACTTATAATTTAGATGATTTTGACCCACGTTATTTGCGTGTTCTTAATCAAAATGTACATGGTAGTGAACGCAATCCTGATGAATTACCATTATCTAAATTATCAGTTGAACTCTTGGATGCTCAAGTTGATGAACCAACACAAGCGCTTCCATTTAATAATATTGAAGATAAGTATGATATTACTTCAACTCGTCGTCAATTGGAACAAGCGTTTGCAAATGAAATGGTTCTTTTAGTTGAGTTAGATGAGTTCGTAAAAGACAATGGGTTAGAGTCTGTTTTTGAAGCTCATAAAGATGAGTTGATTCAATTAGTGGATAAAAAGGCTTTTGCTCAATCATTTAATGATGCTGTGGTTGATTTGGGTCGCTCAGCTGAACATATTCTGGGGGCTTAATGATGCTAGAGATTTCTAAAGAAATCTTCGGTACAGAAGATTATGAATCTGTACTTGAAGTGTTAGCGCCAAGTGATGCTTTGGTGCGTGAATTTAATAAACGAATTGAAAATTGGGGTAAAGATGTCAAACGCTAAAGATTTTATTAAACGTAAATTATCTGTGGATGTAGAAGATGCGTTAGACCGCATGGATACAGACACCTTAAATCGTTTTGCAACTATTATGCGTCGTCCGAACTTACAAGTTCGTATGAGCCGAGACCGGGCGCCTTATGGTGTGGTTATTGGAACACCTTATGGGTCTGTTTTGTTAGATGATTCTTTAACATCAATTGACATGGTTTACGTCAATGGTGCTCGTTTCTCTGTTAAAGAAAACGGTATCGATGCGATTGAAAAACTGGTTGATAATGTTGAGTCAGCAAAAGAAGTCTTGGGTTCTATTCAAGGACGTCAAAAAAGTGGTCGTAAAACACGTGCACGTCGTCGTTCACAAGATGAAGTGTCTATTGAAGATATTCAAGTTGCTGCAGCAGCTGATTTGCAAGCAGCTGGAATTCAATATGAAAATATTTTTTCTGAATTAAATGGTCTTTTATTAGACTCAAACGTATCAGCTTCAGATATTGTTGATGAACTCTTCTCATTTAATGTTGATGAAAAAGATATTCCTTACTTCTTGACTCATGAAAGTCAATATCGTATGGATATTCTGTCACGTGTCTATAATGTTCCACTTGGAACAGCTCAAATGAACTATGAGTTTGAACCAATTACAGCTGATGACAGTTTCTTGGGTCGTCTGATGACATCCATTGGTGTTGAAGAAGCTGAATACGATGCTAAAAATGGTGTTCTGCGTGTTGGTGAACGTTTAATTACAAACTTGCCATCAGTAGATGAAAAGGGTGTGTTCTCAAATGGTAATAAACGTTATTTGCCATACCACATCGGATACTTTGCTGAGGGTGAGGGTTCTCGTGTTGAACGTTTGCGGGTAATTGACCCAGTGCAAACAGCTCTTGACTCTGTTAAACTACAATATGATATGTCAGCTGGTGACATTAAGTTCCAAACAATTTTAGATGTTACTCGTAATCTCATTGATTTTGACAAACACCCATATGGTGAAGAAATCCTTGATACCTTAAAACGTAAAATTGTATTGGACAAGTCATATGCTTCAACAAACTCACTGTTGAATGAATTCTATGACAAAACAGATGATTTAGGCGCTGTTAATACAATGATGTTAGACGAAGATGCTCGTGGTCTCATTGACCCACTGGGAACTTCAAATGGTTCTAACATGGGTATGATTTTCTATTTAACAAAAGATGCTGAAATTAATCCTGATGGTACTTTGACACGTGGTGAATCAGAACACTCACTAGTTGGTGATATTCTGAATGAACACTTTGTTGATAAAGATAACTTTAACCGTAACCAAATGAGTTTCAATGCTATGTTGACTTCAACAGACGTGAAGAAACTGAAAGTTGCTTATGCTGAATTTGGTCTCTTTAACAGTGAAGACGCTGTTGTCATGACGCAAAAAGGTGCAGAACAATATGGTTACAGTGATGAAAACGGTGAAACTCATGGTGTTAAACGTGTAGGGGACAAAATGGAAGACTTGGGACATGGTAACAAGTCCGTTATTTCCTTGATTGTTGACCCTGAAATGGACTTAGAAACAGCTCGTGAACAACAATTGGAAAACGCTGTCAAATTTGCTCAGTTAAATCCAGATGTTGATATGGTTGTTAGTCCAATTTCCCTTGCGTCACGTATGAACATGGGTGTGGCTCATGAAGGTCTTGCGGGCCAAACTTCAGACTTACATTTACCTGATGGAACTGTCGTGAAAGACGGTGTCACTGAAATCATGTATATGAGTCTGCCTCAAACTGCAGAACACAAGTCTAAAGACTATGCTGTTGAGGGTCAAGGTCGTCGTTACTCTACTCTGTTCCGTTATGCTTTAGCTTCTAAAATCGGTATGGATATGTATAACCAAGCCTTTGTCAATGATGAAGTACGGGCAGAACATATTGATAAAGCAGCAACAGCCTTTCAACGTATGGGTATCTCTTTTGTAGATGATACACAACTGGTAACTCCGGGTAATGTAAAACAAGTTGTTGATGCGCCAACTATTGAGGTGTCTGAATACGCTGGATTTACACCATCAGTGATTCGTTTGTCTCTAATGAAACAAATGGAAAACGGACAAATCAATATTGATTTGGGTGAAAATCAACTCGTATCTCCATTGACTGGTGAAGTCATGAAAGACAGTGATGGACGTAATATTTTACCAATTCGTGTAACTGATGGCGGAATTCCTTATCGTTATTCAGAAATCTTTAAAGATTTGTCACTGGGTAACACAAAGAACTTGCAACGCCACTATGACCACGCTGTTGGTAATGACTACTCATTGTTGACTCGTAAAAACAATATTCTTAAGAATATTGATACTATGACCTTTACTGAGGGTGCTCACACGGATATCATTGTTCCAGACCCACGTCTTGGATTAGATGAAGTTCGTTCAACACTGGATACTGCTCGTGTAATCGCTCACCGTGACCCAGCTATTAAGTCTGGTAACACCATTTTCTTCAAGAACGTTGGTGGTGGTGAAGCAAACGTTATGCATATGCAACCGTTGATTGCTCCACAACAGGATAAAGACTATGATGGTGACTCTGAGGGTGCAAGTAAAGAAGAACAACTGAACTTGACTCAGGCTGGTCGTGATGAAATGTATAATCGTTCATCTGTAACTGAACAATTGAACCACTATGGTGAAGTTTACTTAGCGTTAGGCGGACACTTTAAGGCTGCTGCAACCGCTAATAACATTGACACTTCTGATTTAACATTTGATGATGGTAAGTCTAATGAAGAGTTACAAGCCTTGGTTGAACGTAACTTGAAACAAATTGTGAATAGTCCACAATCATATGGTGCTTATGCTCTGTCATTTACAGATAAACAGTCTCTGTTGGATTCACTTGGTAAACTGGCTGATGACGGTATTAAGGGTAATCGTGCTGACTTGGAACACCATTTTGAAAATGGTTATACAGTTGATGAAAACCGTGCTGTAATGAAAGCCTTGATTGCTAAGTCTGAATGGACTGGTTTGGCTGGTTCTGTAACCAATGATTTGATTGCAAACTTGGGTGACCAAGAATTCGATGCTGAATTGGTACGTACAGCAATGGACATCACTCATACGATGACACAATCAGTACTTCAAATGAAGAAAAACGCTGATAAGTTGCCTGTCATTGACCAAGGTATTAAAGATATGAAGTCTGTAATGTCTGGTAAGTATGATGTTGAACGTTCACGTCAAGTGCTTAAAGAAGTAACAAGTGGTTTGATTCCAGAACAAGCTGTAGATAAATTTGTTAACTTGGTTGCTGAAAAGCAAGAACCGGGTGCTAAATTTGGACATGGGGTTCTGAATGGAACTGATATGTCAACAGCGAAACTGTCATATAAATCAGGTAAACAATTTGGTAAAGCTCTGAAAGACATTACCAATGAACAAATGGGCTTAGATGATGACCTTGCGTCTCTTCTAAACCAATTCTAAGAGGTCAAATATGACCTCTTTTTTGCTTTTTTAGCAATGTTGTGATATAATAGAAGAAGAATAATGAAACAGGTGAATAAGATGACAGAATTTGAAAAATTACTTGAAATGGCACGTAATGGGGAAAACCTAGATACTTTAGTACATCATGAATCTGAAGATGTTCGTGCAACTGTGGCAACACATGGGCGTGAACAAGATTTAGATATTTTAGTCAATGATAAAAGTGATGACGTCTTATTTGAGGTGGCTGTCTTTAATCGTCCACAAGATAATTTGATTTTAACTGAAAATGGCTTTTTTGACCGTTTATCTGAAGAAGAAAAAGAACAGTTAGAGGAGATGCGTGCGTCACAACTAACTTTTGATGATTTGGAGTCCTTACAAGAAGCGGGGTTAGTCAATGAGTAAATTAGGTGCTGTTGGAGATTTAGTCAACAAGTTTCGTATTAACCGAGCTTTGGCGAAAACAAATTTTGGATATGTTGAAGGTTATTTATATGTTTCACGAGATGATGAACGTCAATTCATTCAAAATGTTGTTGACTCCATTGGATATCTGCCAGATTCGTTAATTGATGAAATGAGTCCACGTTTAATGCAACAGTCTGTTGGATACATGTCAGATGAACAAGTTCAAAAGATTCTTGATAAAGATTTGTATAGTGAAACAACACTTGCTGCGTTAGATAACAGTGTATTAAATAATCGTGACGTCACATATGACCATTTAGTTTATAGTGACCATACAGATGTACAAACCTACTTGGCTGAGTTAGGCGATGAGGAACATCTTGTTTATTTGATACGTCATGGTCAACCTGAAACTCAGGCTCGTGCTGTACCAAAGGTGCCTGATAATGAATTAGATGCGTTGATGGAACTCGGAACAACTGATGTCGTTTATAAGGCGATTGCTCGTCGTGGACGTCCACAAGATTTGGATGTTTTAGTAAGACATGATAATGAGGATATTCGAGCTGAAGTGGCTGCTCATAAACGGGACACTGATTTAGACTTGTTGGTACACGATAAGTCTAATGTTGTGTTACTTGAAGTGGCTATTGCTGGTAGGCCTCAAGATTTGGATGTCTTGATGTCACGACATGTCACTGATGGTTTATCATCAACTGTTGTGGATGCTGTTATCGAGCATAAACGCCCACAAGATTTGGCGATTGCATTGCATGACTCAAATCCTAAAATTAAATTCTTGGCAGAACAATATACTGAAAGTTTGAGTCATGAAGACCAAGAAAAAGTGGCAAATTTATCTCGGACATACAAAGAACAGTTAGAAGCAGCCTCTAAGGCTGTACAAGGCTCTGTAAGCCTGTCTAACGATGACTTAAGGGATTTGTCCGATAAACAATTAGAGGTCTAATTTGGGCCTCTAATTGCGTTTTAAGAGGTGTTGACAATTATGGACACAAAGTATCAAAATGTTCATAAAATATTGTAATTTACTACGTTTACACGCGACAAAAACGTTATGATGTGATAATAGACTTAGATAATAGTTTATGGTCAACATTTTGCAATTTGTCATGTTTTATGGTATAATTAAGTAAAACGATGATTGAGGTGTTACTGTGAGTAATGAATTAAGAAAAGAGTTGGGACAAGCCTTTACTCTACATGGGAATTATGTTCATGTGGATTTAGGGAAATTGGCTAACTATCATACAGATGAATATCGTGATTTAATTACTAAAGACGAGGCGATTGCTTTGTTTAATAAGGTCTCTGAAGCGAATGGAGTACCAACATTACAAGACCCTCGTGGTTATTTTAAACCATTAGAAAATAATATCTATGACTATTTAAAAGATGCTTATCAAGATGAATTTGAAGAACAGTTGGATAATATTGAACAAGGTTATTCATATGGTACAACTTATGCACTTGAAGCTGTTTTAGATAAGTTAGATAAAAAGGTTGCTAAGGATATTCGTCGTTTTGTACCTGAAAATATGAAGTACAATGAATTGCGATTTGTTGAAGCAACTGATGACGTTTGTGATGTAATTGATGAGTTTGCTAAGACTCGTGTTCAATACAGTCAGGTTTATTCTATTCGCCGGTCTGTGGATAAAACACGTCTTGATGCTTTATTAGATAAGTTACAAAACTTAGGTCATGATTTAACAAACGCTATTGGTGAGTCTATTGCTTTATCTGATGAAGAATTGTCACAAGCATATGAAAACCAAAATGGATTATCAACAGAAGATTTACAAGATTTAGGCGGAGATGTATATGAACGTTAATGCAGATTTATTCCAACACTCAAACCCAAATGAATGGGACAAAATTGATGAAGCTTTGTCGGGTAAGAAACTAGACATTCATCGTAATAACCCTTCGGAATTTGTTCAAGCAGCAGTTGCTCGTTATGGTCGTTTAGAAGATTTAAACTACTTAATTGATAGTGAATACCCATTTGTCTTGTCTGAAATTGCTCTTCATGAACATAAAGAACACTTAGACCAATTGGTCAATCATAAGGATTTTTCTGTACGTTTGACAGTGGCTGCTGTTGGTGATGATAGTCATTTAGATAAATTAGTTGATGATGAGGTTAAATTGGTTCGTGCAGCGGTTGCCTTACGTGGTCGTGAAAAAGACCTAGACCATTATGTTGAAATCAATGATGAATCACTTGTATTAGGTTGCGTCTTAAAACATGGTCGTGATAAAGACTGCGATGCTTTAATCAATCATCAAGACCCAACTGTTCGTGTTAAAGTTGTAGAAGTTGGGCGTATGTCTGATTTGGTCAAGACTTTGTTTGATGATGACCAACATGTAAGAGAAACAGCTGAAAAACAATTGGCTAAATTATCTGATGTCAAAGCTAAAATGATTTCCGATTTAGCTATTAAATATGTTCAAGCTGAGTTTGAAAATGCATTGGACAATGATTTAAAAGATTTATATAAGGATACTCATGCACAAATTTGATAAAATTAAAACAGCGGCTGATAAACGCTTGGCTTTAGATAAACGTGGACAAGCGGCACCTGTTGACTTTAAATCAGGTGATAAACTCATCTTGTCTGAAAAACTTGATGGGTTTAACACTTCATTAGATACTTTGGGTAAAACATATTCCCGTTCGAATGAACTTGGTGGAGATATGACTCATCATAAGAAGTTGATTCCTTTCGTTGATTTGGCACCACGGGTGACTGAATTGGTGAAAGACTTTTATGGTGTAGAACATGATTTCCAAGTCTTTGGTGAATTTATGGTGACCGACCGTATTATTCAATATTCTGAAGACTTATATGATAAGTGGTATCCATTCGATGTGTATAACTTATCCACAAAACAATATCTGGGGCCTTTAGCTGCTCGTGAGTTCACTGAATTTATGCTTGAGCGTGACCATGATTTACATAATCATATTATTCCATTACAAGTGATTGATGAAGCGTACGAATTTACATCGTATGAAGATTTGGAAGAGTATGTTTACAATCAATCATTGAACTCAGGCTTCGGAGAAGCCGGCAAGATGGAAGGTATTGTTGCCTATAATTATAATGGATTACGAGCGAAAATTGTCAATAAAGAGTTTAAAGAAACTCAGCGTACCGTAAGTAATGCTAAAGGGCATACCAAAGCGGTACAATGGGTGAATCAATATTTGACTCAACCACGATTGACAAAATTAGTGAAAAATGCTTTAATTGAAGAACAATTAAATCCACATGCCAGTGATTATTTCACTACACAATTGGAGCAAATGAAAGAAATTGTTTGGCAAGACATTTTAGAAGAGTCAATTGACACACCTGAATTTAAAGGTAATGACTTGAAGAATATCTTGAATAAAATTGAAGCGAAGACCCGTTTCACTATGTTAGATGAGAAGAAATATTCAACATCAGTCGAATTGTCTATGGATGATTTGAACTTTACTGATGATTTGAAATTATAAGATATCAGCTGTCACCATGACAGCTTTTGGTCTATATAGAATAGGAGTTTTTATGTCACAATTTGTATTTTCATCATACGCACCTAAACAAGCTGTTGCAGGTGTCAAGTATGTGAATGTAAATTTTCACTCATCAAATGGTTCTGTGAAAACAATTCCTTATGCCTTTACCGGACAAACAGGCGTTCGCTTACGGCAAGCGGTTGATGAAGCAAAATTAAATAAGGATAATTTTGTCTTGTTTCGGACAAAGGCTGGTTTTTCACCTATTTCTTTTTCAGCTTGTAAAAATGCGCCAGACCATTGTCGCTTATTACAATTTGATGGCTTGGTTCATGTTGATAACCCACAAGAGAAACGAACTGAATTACAGTTGGATTCCTTATTTGGAAAATCAGTTTCGGATGAACAAGAGAATAAATATATTTATGTTGGGCCTGAAGTTTTTCGTAAGTCTTTTAAGGAACAGGTTTTAGCTTATGCGCCGGTTGAGACGGAGTCCTTTGAAACGGCACCTAAAGGTGAATATGTGTTTCAAAGTCGTCAAAGTTCTCAAAGACCTGATTTGAAATATGTCAATGTCACATTTCCAAACCATGGCGTGGTTCAATATGCCTATGGGCCTGAGACAAAGAAATATTTAGATGCAGCATTGGATAATGAGAAAATTTGGTTTGATATGTTATCAAATGCTGAAGACGAAGATTTTAAGAAAATCCATATTGAGTATATTGATAAACTAGCACCAAACCAACAAGTAAGAGAATTAGTCTTTGTTGGAGCACGCAATGTGCGTAATATTAATCAATTTCGTAAAGAATTGGGATTAAAACCCGTTCGAAATGAGCGTTTAGAATTAGAAAATGAATATTATACAGTTTCTGTATTTCCTGATGATGCTGTCAACCGAGACACTGGACAAGCTTTATTCAAAGAATTTCTTGAACGCTCGTCTTTAACCTATACATTTCAAGACCGACGTGAAGCACAATCAGTTACAAAGTTAGATACTAAAGTAAGTAATAAAGAGACGTCAACTAAGAAGCAAACACAAAAAGTCATCAACAATAGTAAATACGAATTAGTCAAAGATGATGTCAAAGAAGTCACGTATAACACAAGATACATGACCAATCAAACGGCAACTGTTTATCGTATTCGTGCTTTGAAAAACTTTGGTGATGTAAAAGCTGGAGATTTAGGCGGATATGTGAGCTCACAAGATAATCTTGGACGTTCAGGAACTTGTTGGGTTCATGATGATTCAGTTGTTGCTGGCACTGGTAAAGTAATGGGTAATGCACAAGTTCGTGACCATAGTTTCATTTATTCCGGCGTTCATGTTCGAGGCAACTCGGTTGTTACGAATTCAACAGTGATGAATAATGAATCTAAGACTTTGAAAATTGTGGATGAAACCATTGAAAATCAGGTGATTGGCAAAAAATGTGTGGAAACACACAAAGAAATAGCGTCTGAGAATAGTATAGAAGACTTAGATGCTATGTTGGCCGCTTTCAAAACTGCTGATAAGTCAGATGAAGATTTGTTTGACGAAGAATTTGCAGAGTATGAAAGTATGTTCCAAGACTTTCAAAGATGAAGTCTTCTGTAATACGAAAAAGAGGTAATTGATGACTCAATATTATCGTATTAGTATTAAATCGAATAGTGATGTGTTCAATCATAATACAACAATGATTGTTGAAAAATTAAAACATACTCCAAGTATATGTGTAGATGAATGCCTTGTTAAAACTTATAAATCCTATTCTTTTGATATATCAGAAGAATATGTCACACGTTTTGCCTATGCCTTTACACGAAATGGTCTTCCTGAAAGTTTCAAATTGTTGGAATCGTTATATATTGACAATCATGAAGTTGTGCATAATGATTCTTTGTTCGCATTGTTGATACAACTCGAAGAGTATCCACCACTTGATGTATCACCTGTTGAATATAAGGTGATACGAACTTATGATATACCTGTCGGTGTTCTTGGGTTAAATAAAGACACGGAGTTTCATGTCTTTTATATTGGCGCTAATGAAGCTGATTCAGAAGATGAATTGTATGATGTTTTCAACTCTAAGACTAGAATAAAATATTGTGATGAAACCCATATTTATCCAAAAAACCCGCAAAAAAATAGGGACTAGTTAGCCCCTTTGACTAAACAGGTCACTTAGACCTGTTTTTCTTTTTGTTCGTACTTTTTGAGCTACAGCTTTAAATGATTGGATATTTCCAACAAATACAATACGTGATTTGGCACGAGTTAAAGCTGTATATAAAATGTTACGGGTTAAAAAGGTGTTTTGTTCTGTGATATTTCGAACAATTGGAATTATAACAGTTCCATATTCTGAGCCTTGTGACTTGTGAATGGTCAAGGCGTAGGCTAATTCTAATTCCTCAAATTCTAAAAGTCCAAAGACTTCTGTGTAGCCATCAAAATTAACAGTAATTGTCCATTCAGACGCTTGTCCATTCATGTTAATCGTGTCAACAATTCCCATAGAACCATTCACAACATGTCGATTTCTGTTTTTCTTACAGACAACACGGTCACCTTCACGGACAACATTGTTATTGATATTCAACATAACAGTAGATGTTGGGTTAAAGATATCTTGAACAGCGTCATTGAGTCTTGGTACAATATCTTGAGCAATAAGACCCATTTGTTCAGCGTTGAGATTACGATTATAATAAGGGGTTAAAATCTGAAAATCCGCTAATTCCTCTTGTTTTGGTCGTAAAATCTTTTCTGTCAACGTATAAGGTAAACGGTCATTGACTTCAGGAACAAAGAAGACATCAGACTTATCAGCGAACCATGTCAAATCTGGAAACTCACCATTTAGCACCATATTGGCTAAAGGGATAATGTTTGAATCATCAGTTTGACGTTTGACTTCTGTTAAGCGAATATGTGGATAAGCTGTTAACAAATCATCAAAGACTTGACCCGGGCCGATTGATGGTAATTGGTCTACATCTCCGATAATGAAGAGTTTACAATTCAATTTTTGAGCGACTTCAAAGACACAACCAGCTACAACTGTATCAATCATTGAGGCTTCATCAACAACCATGAGTTTGACGTTGTCCTTTTTTAATGCTTCAACAGTTGGTTCCATATCGTTTACTAAAGCACCCGGCGTTATTTGTAAACGACTGTGAATGGTACTAGCTGGGAATCCTGTTTGCTCCATCATTCGTTGAGCTGCTTTTCCCGTTGGTGACATACAAATGATTTGATTTGGACGCAAGTGATACAAAACAATGTGAGCTTTTAGAATACCTGAGAGAACGGTTGTTTTGCCCACACCAGGCCCGCCTGTTAATAGAAACAGGTGTTCATCTAAGGACGTTTCAATAGCTTCACGTTGTTTTTCAGTGTATGCAAACGTTTGCATAGAATTAAGTGATTCTATAATGTCCGTCTTATCAAGGTTATCGTGTTGAGATGCCAACATTTCAGCAGTTTTGAAAATGGTTTGTTCAGCCTCATATAGATTCGTGGGTTGGTAACCATGTTCAATTTGCGTGATATGTTCAGACTCTAAAGCCTGTTCAAAATCTTCATAAGAATACAATTCACTGAAATGGGTATTATACAAGGTTTCAACATATTCATGGGGTAAATAAGTGCTCCCAATGTCAGTGATATGTTGCTCAATAGCCTTAACTAATAAGGTACTCAAGCGTCTTGGGTCGTTTTTAGGAATTTTTAACTTGCCAGCAATTTTGTCACAAACACTAAGTCCCATATTTGGAACAGTCAGTATCATTTCCCAAGGATTATCCAACATGGCAGTATAGGCTTTAGTCCCATAGACTTGATACATGGATTTAGCAAAGTTGTTACGTTTACCAACATATGGTTGCAATTGGGAGATAACTAAAGACTCCATAAGGTCATTATCACGTCCTAATACGTCCTGTAAAACATATTTGAGTCGGTCAGATACTGTAGCTCTACTTAACTCCAAAAAGGCTTTGGTGGCACTAAGACCAGAGTCTTTGTATGACTGTAGTTTACGGTTTAACTCATTTTGAACTTCATAACGGTCAGCTGACTCTGATAAGAGGTCAGAAATGTTGTCATATGTTAAGGGCTGGGCTAATAAGAGTTTGACATCAAGAGATAAGGCATAGGCACCATTTTCAAATTGATAACGATTAACATTTCCAATCAATGTTGCTTCATGGGGTAATGGTGCTGCTGATGTGTAAGTAAAGTTTACAAGACCACGTTTATAGACATAGTGTTTAAACTCTTGATTTTGCGTATTACATGTAGTGAAGTCAACACTACCACGATACCAAACATTGGAATTTTTATCATTTTGGCGTGTCTCAATAATAGAAATAACGCCATGAACTTCTGTTAGGTTGGTATCGAGTAATGTTGCTTCATCTATTTCTAAATAATTTTTACTCATAAAATTCAAATTCTGGTTTATCAACCACTGGTGGTTCAGCGTTTATTTTCTCAGGTTTACGTCGAATAGTATGTGACATTAGCTCTGATGGACGACCAGCAAGATATGTTGAACCCAATGTTTCAAACATATTATCTGATTCATCAAACATGATACCCAGTTCGTCTTTACGTTTAGTGACATACTCCTGAAATGATGGAATTTCTTCTACAACATCTTTGACGGGTTCTAAGTCGTCCATATTCACATTATATAGTTGAGCCAACGTGTCCATTTGAGCTTTGAAGACATCAAACTCAACCGTCACATCTTGTTGAAGTTTTTCATAATCAGGAATTAACAATTCCCATGCTTTAGCAACAAGGTCTTTGGTGTTTTGATTGATTTCACCAATCTCAAGGTATTCTTTGATTAAGGGTACTATTTCATCAGTCAAACGGTAATTATTAGGGTTCAACTTGTTGATATAATATTCTACTAATTGAAATTGACTAAGTGTGTCCACATCAATAGAACTTTTAGTTGTCCCATATTCATAATACTCAATTAACATTTGAGCCTTGACTGGGTTTTTATTATAGATTTGTTCGATTTTGTTTGATACATGTGTATTTAACATGTACGACTGGAGTCGTTTAATCCATGGATTTTGTTTGATATGGTCTTGTAACCATGTAGTTGATTTTTTCCATGTTGGTTTTTCTGACATGCGGTTACCTTTCTAGCAGTTGTCGGGCTTGCTGGTTTAATTGAGTGATTTCTTCTTGTCGATGAAGTCGTTGCACTGCGTCTTCTAAAGAACTTATGTGTACTTTCAGATTTTCCAATTCAATACGACGCATTTCTTCTTGAAATTTGCGAGTTGTTTGCTTATTGATAAGTTGTTCAACCTTGTTGTATAAGGTTTGAGCCTCTTCTTGGAAATTACCTGTATCAATTATTTTTTGAATTCGTGGTAATGATTCAGTGTCCTGTTCAGGTTTATATCTAGGTTCTTCAGCTTTTGGAAATCCATTTTTAAGTGTCTTAGTCAACTCTTCAGGGGTTGATGATTTGTTTTCATCTTTAAAATCGTCTAAGATTTCTAGCCATTCAAGTTTATTGTAAAATTGTTCTGCCACCAAGTCATATTTATCTTCTGAAACAAAGTTCATTTTTAGTACATAATAGAAAAAGACAATAATGATATATAATACTGTTATTGTCAATATTAATATTAATAATGCTAACATAAAACCGAAACTTGTTATCAAAAAGTCAAACGGGCTGGATGTGTCTATTTTGAACAAGTCTAATATATTAAATTTATCCATTATTCTCCTTTCAGAAGCTCATTTGCTTTTTTGTCCATATAACATGGTCGATGTAACCAATACTCTGAGAACTTCCAATAATCAGGGTCTGTATGGTAGAGCCATGTGAATAATTTTTCAAATCGTTGATAAATCTTTTCAGGTTTATTGGCAAAAAATTTATTAGTTATAAAAATAAGAAACAGAGCTAATAGATATTTTCCTGTTAATGTTAAACCATAGATTATCATGAGACCAAACAAAATCCACAATACAAATAAAATAGTTGACATGTTGTATTTCTCCTTTAATAAATGAGAGACCGTTATTTCACGGTCTCTTTGTTTTCAAATCTGTCTGCAATGAGACAAAACATGAATGCAACGCCCATAAATGGGACAATATTGTTAACTAAAGCTTGTAAATCGATAAACATGTCATCACCTCAATCCCATACTTTATCCAGTACATGCTTTGCATGACTGTTCAATTCTGTTCGTTTACGTTCATTTTGAACTTCTTCAAACATGGCAATATATTTACCAACATCGGTTAATTGTTTGTTAATTTCAGCACGGGCATAACCTGTCAGTTGGTCTCGTTTCTCATATAGTTTTTCAACTTGAGTTTTAAGTGATACAACAGCTTCTTTTTCATCTTTAGCGTTTTCTAAAAGCTTGTCAATACGCTTAACATATGTGCTTGTTGTCTTTTCAGCTTTCACTTTTTCCATGTCATCAGGTATGTTGGTTGCAAATGGTGATGTACCATGGCTCATTGGGAGTAAAATTCTCAGAAAAAAACAAAAAATTTTCCATGACGCAAATAAGATGAATACCATTAAAATTAGTGTACTCGTGGTTCTTATGAATGATTTAGCGTTTTCAGTTGTGTCTTGACTGGCTTTCACTTCAGTATACGGTTTGGTTTCTTTAGATTTGGTCTTTTCAAAATTTAAATCCAATACGTCTTCTACATATTCTACAATATCCATTTTGGTCTCCTATAAGCGAAAAAAGGACAATGTCCTTTTTCTTAATTTGGGTAAATATAGTAAACTGGCCCATTTTCAAGTGGGTTAAACCAGCCACGGAAATCACTAATATACTGGTTACCAGCATAGTTAGATTCTGAAACTTTAATACGGGTTTCTGATTCTACATCAGTCACATAAGCTACGTGTCCATAGCCACCGCCGTCATTTGGCCACATGGCTACAGAACCGGGAATTGGTGTGGTACCAACTCGGAAACCACGAGCTTTTGCTGAGTCTACCCACATGTTAGCATTGCCCCACCAGTTGCCAACCCATGGTGCCAATTGTTTCACGCCCCAAGTACATTGTCCTACTGGATATGTGTTACCTGACTCGTGTTGAATTGCGGGTACAGAACCTGTGGTAATAGTTCCTTGTTGAGCTTTTTCTACAACTGTTTGAGCTTTCGCTTCAGCTTCTGCTTTTTCCTTTGCTTCTTGAGCTGCCTTAGCTTCAGCCTCAGCCTTTTCTTTTGCTTCTTGAGCAGCCTTGGCTTCAGCTTCTGCTTTTTCTTTTTCCTTAATTTCCTGTTTTTCCAGTGCGATACGTTTTGATTCAACAGTATTCTTTTCAGCTTCCAAACTGTTTAACTGTTTTTCTAATGTATCACTTGCATTTAGTTCAGTTGTTACTAAACCGGGTACTGTTAAAGCTGTCGCTTTAGATGTCTCCGTTTTGGCTGTTTTCATCTTCGCCTTTACGGATTTAATTGTCGATTCAAGGGTGATTTGCTCCGCCTTTAAATGTTCAATTTTTTCTGCATTGGTAATATCCTTAGTTTGTGGTTGCACAACTTCGTCAGCTAATACCGGACTTGCCAATGCAGCCCCAGTCAGGATTAGTGTCGATAGCAACAGTTGCTTTAATTTCATAATAACCTTTCATGATATAAGTGGAGATTGACTCCCTAATACTATTATATCATGAAAGGTACACCGTGTCAATCGCTGTCATGAAATTGTAATATTTCTTTGGAATTCTTGATTGGCTTCTTTAATCAATTGACTAAACAAGGCTTGTTGGTTCAAATTGATTGTGGCCCTGTGATAAAGATTTACATAAGGCCAAATATAAGGAAACCGTTTTACATTTCCGTTTGGTAACTTACATAACAATCCTGAATATTTAGCTCCAAATAAGAAGTCACGAGCGTCAACAACATCATCATAAACCTGTTCCATTAGGGTATACGTTTCAACAATGGTGTCGATTTCTTGAGATAAACGCTGTACAGTATAACCGCTGACAGAGTCATCATCAACAAGGATATAGTTATTAACTGGTAATTTACAGATTAAGGGTTTAAGAGGAATTTCCTCATCATATTCTGTACTGAGAATTAAATCTTTAGCGTGTTGTTGGAAACCAAACAATTCAAAATAACGACTGATGTTGAGTTGAATGTCACCTTTGTAATATTTATCTAAACTGATTACAGGTTTGTCAAAGTCTGGAACTTTTTCTCATTGCTCATCCACATTTACCCAATCAATTTGAGTAAATGGACTACAAAGTCGAAAAGCCTCTTCCAAACGTTGTTTGAAAATGTCATAAGCTTTTTGATAGGACTTTGACATGTAATAAAGTCCGTCATCACGTATGGCTAATCGGCGGGCCTGACTGGGTTCAGGTAAGTAGACACTGTCTACTTTTGCCGTGCTAGATGACGGGTCAATATGTTCAGGGATAATGTAGACTAAATTAGGCAAATTCAAAGTGTCATATAAGTCTTTGACCTGTTGTATATGAGTTTCATCACGAATGATGCAAATATACAAACGGTCATCAGTTTGAGCGATATAACCAAACTCATAACGGTCTGAACCAAAGACATAGGCTTGTTTCTTACAAGCAGGAAACAGCTCTGTCATGATTTGAGTAAAGTTGGTGTCATCTTCGTAGTAAAGATTTGCACGAACATCTACATGCAACCATGTATAATCACCGATTAAATCTTGAGCCAAATATTGACGCTCTTCTAAGGTGAAACGTCCATGTTTTTGATCAATGTACTTTTGATGAGCCAAAACAAAAGAACCATAGTCGACAATATGTCCTTGACTTTCAAGCCATTTTTTGGCTTCGTTCATCATGTGAACATGACCTGTATGTAATGGTGCAAAACAACCTGTTGTAATCAAACAGTAATTGTCTGTTACGGGACTGTATTCTTGTGCTTCTTTTAAGTTCTGGCATGACTGTGGTGGAATATAACCAGCTTTTTCAGCTATATCCATACCAAAATCATGTATTAGTTGTTTATAACTGTCCAAGCTGGTCACCTCACTTAGTCTAAAATATAATCTAATCTTTTGTGATAGTTAATATAACCATCATCTGTTTCAGTAGACCACAAATCTAAATGTACTGCTGGTGATAAAGCAAAATACTTATGTCTGTTATAGCGATGAAGTTTATCCAAGGCGGATTTATATTCATCATATTCAGCTTGTGCGTCGTCAGACACGTTTACAGTAATTTTATGTTGACGTTCTGCTAAATATAATTCAACAATATCATATGGTGCACCAAAGACTTCCGTATCCACACGTCCGTCATACATATCACCATTTGGTACAACTGTCATGATAGAGTCTGGTATACCCAGTAACTGAGAGCATGCATAAACTTCAGACTTATGAATGTCAGTAATCAATTGTACGTCTACTAGACCATCAGATGCTTTACCAACATAGCCTAAATAACAACCTTCATCCATATTGGTTGTACCAACAAGAATTGGTTTGAACCCTTGTTCATTTAACAATGAATTCAAATAATACAAGAAACTCGTACGAGCATAAGCACTCATTTGACCAGTCGCCCATGGTGTTGTTTGATAATTTGCGGTTTCAGCCGTAGTGATGTAAGCGCTTACAAGACCATTGATTGGTACAGTGGTCAAGTCAAGACCTAGTACGTCACATAATTCTCGAGCTCTGGCTGTTGCGTCTTCTTGATTTGTCAAAACACCGTCATATAAGGGCATTGCAACAGGTACAATTTTCTTAATAGGTGAATCTTCTCGTTTTGATGCTTCATTCACAAGAGCTAACACTAAGGCAGAGTCAATACCACCAGATACTGCCACAACGGCTGTATCTAAATGACATTGACTCATGTAGCGATTGAGAAGTGCTGTTTTCTGCTCAATATATTCGTCAGCTTTGAAGTTACGCCAGTAACGATAACTTACTAATTCATTGAGGAGTTCTGGATGAACAGAACTGTGATGATTTTCGTTATATACTTTCATAGTAGACGGGCTCCGTCCCATTCCCATTCGTAACGCAATTGTCCATCGGGGAAAAAGATAAGATTACGCATGTTTTCACCATCATTATGGTCGTTATACTTGGTTAAAGAATAAGAAAACATAACGTTTTGACCTTGATAGTCAAAGACATTGCCAATATTTGGCAACTCTAACAGTTTATGTCCATTTTCATTAAGGAAATTGTAAATGTTTTCCTTATCTTCTTCAGACATTTTATGTTCATTAATCCAAGCTTGAGCTGTTTCACGACGATATTCGTCATTTAGTGGACGCAAAGTCACCTGTTCAACCGCGTTTTCTTTAGCGAATTGCAAATACTCATCAATTTGTTCAGGTGTCGACATCCATGCTTTGGTACAAACAGCTGTTAAACGTACAGAAAAACCAATTTCGTGCAAATTTGCAATTAGTTGTGGTAAGTCAATATACTGTTTGGTGCGTGGTGTATAGACTTCACCATTAATTTCCGGTCGGTTCGAGACCGTTGAAATCAAAATAGTGGATAAACCTAATTCATACCAACGTTGAAGATATGGTTGATAAGTTTCAAATTTACGTGCCATTGGAATTCCATTGGTCTGAAGTTCAATAAATGGAAAATGATAAGGTTCTAAGGTTTCCAAATATTCTGTGATTTGGTCAGGGAATAATGTTGGTTCCCCACGAGATGTCAACATGGCTGTTTGAACGCCCGATGTTTTGGCTAATTCACAAGCCTTTCGTAAATTACGATGATTGATTTCAGGTACTTCACGGTTTTGAGCTGTTGCTAACTCACCCGAAACACAAAATGGGCAAACCGTTACACAACGGCTTGTCCCTGCAACAATAGAAAATATAGAAAATTGCATAGATTATCCTTTATAAGCAGTCAAAAACTCTTGGTCAATTACTTGACCTTGATTGTCAATAATAAATAGATTCAAATGTTGAGTATGGTATCCTGAATGGCTTCCAGCGTCAATATCATACATGTCAATATTGGTAGCTGGTTTATAAACAGAATATGGATTTGCGTCTTGTATTCCATAATGATTACGGATGAAACAAGTTGGTGTATGACCAAATACAAAGACTTTATCCTGCCAGTCTGGATGAACTTCGTCATAAGTCAAAGATGTATCAAACATTTCACTACGTGTCCAAACAAAGTCATCTTCTGTTTGATTAGCTAGACTTTTATCTAAGTCTACACCAGCATGACTGATGAAGAGTTTTTCATCTTGATGATAAAAATCATGGTCATTTAACCAGTCAACAAGTGGTTGCATATACTTATGAACAAAGTTTTCAAAAGCATATAGATTTTGTTGGTCAATGAGTTCTTCTAACAGTTGATAACGTTGTTTGAAAACAGGGACAAAATGCTGAATCCATGACATGAGTGATGCTTCGCCACCAATATTAAGCCAATGAATAAAGTTTTGTTCTTGAAGACTTTTTGGCGTTTGATAACCCAAAGCCTTTAAAAAGACGAGGTCATGATTACCCAACAAGACAAGGGCATCATGTTTTTCTTCAAATTCTTTGATGAACTCGAGAACTTTAACACCTCCGCCGGTTTCTTGTTCATATCCATCAACATAATCGCCAGCAAAAACGATACGTTTGGTTTTTGCTAACTCTTCAAGTTTTTGGCGATGTTTTTCTAAGGTTTCGATATTTGAATGAATATCAGAAATAATTGCATATTGCATAAATGTCTCCCTTTTAGTAGTTGATTTTTGTGAGTTTGAAAGGCGTTTGGAAATAACCATCAACGAGATAGGTTCCACAATCGATATCTTCAACGGGTAAAAGTTTATCATTAACAATGACCATTTCACCACGTTGAAATGATGGTACATCTGGAATTGTTTCAATTTCGTCTTCTGATACGGTAATATCATCAGCTTCGGGATATTCATAAGAAAACAAATCATATGCTTGTACATATTCATAAACACATGTGATTTGATGAGGTTTACCCTTGAATATGACCCATTCGTTTTCGTGATATTTCATAAGTTCTCCTATTGTCCATCAATAATATCAGATAATGACTTGTTATACAATATAATCGGTGTTTTGATTGGATTTTTCAAACTATTTGTGATAAAATGAGGACTATTTGGGTCTACAAAAGCGTCCCAATTCTTTATCATATTGTTAATCCAATTCGTTTGGTTTCCACGGTCTTTATATCGTTTTTCATAATGAAATTTATCGTTAATGTCTGGCACAACGATTTGAACCTCAATATTTCGATTGTTCAACTCTTGAATGAGTTGAGGAAACATGGCAATGCAAACATAATCATATTGTTTTTGAGCTTCAATGATAACGTCAATATAATCTGATAAACCATTTGGGTTAGGTTGTCGTGAAGTATCCCCTTTTAGTTTTTCATAGTCATCTTTAGTCAAGTTTTCAGGTAATTGGAAAAAGAATTGACTGGACTCTAAATCGATAACGTTATCATATTTTTGAGCAGCTGTTGTTTTTCCAATACCCGCAAAACCTGAAATAATAGTGCCTTTCGGTATCAAATGTGTGTTTGACATATTAGTTATTCAACGCTGTTTTTACAAGTTTTAGATAAACTTGTAATTCTTTGAAACATTCGTCTATGTCTGTTTGTGCGTCATGATTGGATGCCTTGTTGGCTTTGGTTTGAGTTCCAAAATCACTTCCAAGAATATCAAACATGCGACGAATAGATGACACATCTAACAACGCATAATGTAGACATGTCACCGTTTGTGGTAGATGACGTCGGATTACTTCATAATCAAACTGAATATTGTTACCAACCAAGATAATACGATAACCTTGTTCTTTATATGGCTTTAAGATGCCGAATAAATGATTATCAATGTCTGTTGTTGTTTCAGTATTGTTGTGAGATTTCAAACGGTCTATTAAGCCTGTTGAAGTATGCATGTTTGTGACATAATCATCCATTAATGCTAGAATTGTTTCAATATTGTCAAATTCGACAATATGTTCGTCAATTGACAGTTGTTCAGTTAAATCACTATTCCATAATTGATAAGCGATTTGCAAAAGCTCATTGCGTTGTAGCTTACCTGTTTTCAAGTTAAAGTTAGTACCTGTTGTTTCAACATCTGCAAATAAATAAATTGTTTTAGACATATTATTTCTCCTGTCTGTAATTTCACTTATTAATTGGGGTTTGGGGTTTACCCCATTTAGGCTTTGTGTAAACAAAGCCGTCTGGCATTGACTACTTCGTGAGAAAAAAGGGGTGCGGGGTTTCCCCGTATTAGGTTTTGTGTAAACAAAACCGTAAAAAAACAAAGACGCCATAAGGCGTCTATTTTAGTCTTTGCGACGTTTTAGAACAAGAGTTGCTCCCATAAGTCCTAGACCTACAAGACCTAGAGCTGAAACAGTTGTACCTGTTTGTGGTAATTCACGTTTAGGTGTTTCTGTTTTCACTTCAACTTTTGGAGTTTCTGTTGGAACTTCAGGTTCTTCTGGAATTTCCAATTCAGGTAATTCTAAAACTGGTGGGTCTACTGGTAATGCAAATGGTACATCCAACTCAGGCAATTCGTGCACTGGTGGGTCTACTGGCAATGCATATGGAACATTCAACTCAGGTAATTCAACCACTGGTGGGTCAACAGGCAGTGCAAATTCTGGATTTAACTCAGGAATTTCTACTACTGGTGGCTCACCCGGAATACCAAAGTCTAAATGTTTTTCAGGGATTTCCAATACTGGTGGGTCAACTGGCAGTGCGAATTCTGGGTTGTACTCAGGTAATTCAACCACTGGTGGGTCAACTGGTAGAGCAAACTCTGGGTTGTACTCAGGTAACTCAACTAATGGTGGGTCAACTGGTAGTGCGAATTCTGGGTTGTACTCAGGCAACTCAACTACTGGTGGTTCACCCGGAATAAAGGTTGTTGGTTTTGGACGTGCATTTCCATCAGCCCAACCTGTTGCGTCTGCTAACTCAACATTACGACGGTATTCGCCTTCGATGTCTTTAGCAGTGAAACGCATAACATTGGTTGCATGAAGACGTGCTTTTAGACGTGTTTGATATGAGAAATGCAAAATCTTACCGTCAAGACGGTCATCATGGTAATCGAAACCATTTTCACGGTGTACAACTTTACTTGCGTCTAATTCAGCAATTGGAATCCATGGCTCAGCAGAACTCAAGTACCATACATGCATAGAATTTGGCACATATTCTTGGTTGTTATCCCAAGTGTCACTTACGTTAACATCAATCAAATCTTTTTTGACGAAGTTAACACGGCCACCCCATTGGATAACATTAGGGTCTTCCTTAGTTTGCCAACCCCATTTAGCGACTACTTCATCAGCTACAGGGCCATTGTCCTTTTTAACAGTTCCTTGAATAACAGTTCCGTTAAAGGTCATGTCATAGCTTTGTCCCGGCGTGGTTGTGTCACGGTTGAACTGAGCTGACATAGTCAGACCAAAGGTCTTGTTCAATGGATGTGTATGGAAATAATCGTTAAAGGTTGTTGTAATGTTATTTGCCTGCACATCAGTACGAGCATTACCAACGACTTGATTTTCGTTGTTATAGACATCAAACTCTTGATGAGTTGTCCATGTCATTTCCTGTGGAAGTTGATATACAATTTTATCACCAGCATTGATTTCCATTTCATCAGGAATTTCTGTTTGATAGGTGATATTGACAGCGTCATAATTGTATGCTTCCTGTGTTGACATCGTTACTTCAGGCTTGTCTACTGTAATGACATCATCTTGCTTTGTGATTACAGTTTCTTCTGTATTCGCCAAAACACTATGATTAATCATGACAGAAGCCATTGTAGCAATACCCAGCGCAATAAGTTTGTTACGTGTAACGTTTTTCATAATACCTCTCAACTGTTTCCAGTTTAATTTTTCAGGCTCCTACATTTGAACCTATTATGATTATATCACAAAATACGAAATTGTGCAAGCATTTAGTTGCCATTGTGTCAACTAAATCATAAAAAATAGACATATCGAAACAATATGTCTACAACCAATTAATTGGTGTGGAACCAGCTTCTGTCAACATTTGATTAATGGTTGAAAAAGGTTTGGTTCCAAAGAAGCCTTTATGGGCTGAAAAAGGACTTGGATGCGCTGCTTTCAAGACTTGTTTGTGCTTGATAAGCGCCTCTTTGTCTTGTGCATGTTTTCCCCATAATACAAAAATTATAGGTTGTGGTAAATTATCAACATAGGTGATGATTTCATCAACAAAAGGTTCCCAGCCTTTGTTTTTATGACTGTTAGCTTTGCCTCGCTCAACAGTGAGTACAGTGTTCAAAAGCAAAACGCCTTGTTTTGCCCATGATGTTAAATCTTGTGAGTCACGATGTCCTATATCAGACTCGAGCTCTTTTAATATATTCCTTAATGATGGTGGTGTCTTATGTCCGTCTGGTACAGAAAACGATAACCCCTGAGCCATGCCCGGTGTATGATAGGGGTCTTGGCCTAAAATAACCACTTTGATGTCTTCTGGCTTTGTGTAATTTAAAGCGTTTAAAACCTTATCCGGTTCTGGGTAAACATCTGGGCCGGCTAAATCAGTAATGAGCTGACTGGGATTTGTTATCTCAGACCAAACTTCTAGTAAATAATTTTTGTAATACATGATTACCTCGCGTGCTGCACTTTTCTCAGTGGCCGTATAAGCCGTTCTCGAGGCCTCTAACATGCCTGAAACCAAGTCCGGTACGTAGACATTACCGTCGTAGTTCCCGTCGATTACGGTCACTATACAGCGTTCTAGGACGTCTTTAAAGGCTAAGTATGTCTTGGCTCCGCCAATGACAATAAAATCATCATATTTCTGACACATTTCCTCAGGTGAGGAAACGGTTTCAACATCTAAAGTCTTTGATGTTAAGACAACATTGTGACGATTTGGCAAGGGTTTAAAACCTAGAGATGCGAATGTTGAGTAACCCATAACAATAGTCTTGCCAAGAGTTAACTCTTTAAACATTTTCAAATCATCAGGATTATACCAAGGCAAATCGTCATTGTTGCCAATTAAACCGTTCTTGTCCTGTGCCCAAATTGCTGTAATCATTGTTGATGTACCTCTAGTCCCCACATAAGGGCTGTTGTTACAAGAAGACCAGCAATCAAACCACCAAGGTGACCCGGAATACTGATTCCCGGTTGGGTAAAGGTTTGATAGAGGTTGTATCCCATGACTAAGAGAAGCCATAAAGAATATTCTCGCATTAAGTTACTATACTTAACAACAAGAACTGCCATGGCACCCATTAGACCGAAAATGGCTGTAGATGCACCAGCTGTAACTACATTTGGGTTAAAGAAATACACGGCTGTAGTACCGGTGATAGCTGATACCATGTAAATGATGATGTATCTCCACCAACCAACGAAATTTTCAACAATGTTCCCAAAGATATATAAGGATATCATGTTGGAAATAAGATGTGGAAGTCCAATGTGGATAAAATTAGCTGTAACAAAGGTAGACCATGTAGCAACTGGTGCATACATGGCCCCATTTTGTAGAAGCATGTTTGTATCCGTCATACTTCCAAACTTAATCAACATCCAAAATGCGACTCCCACATTGGCTACTATTAGTAGTAGCGTAATGGGTTTTATGTTCATTTATAATCCTGCCTAAATAAATCTTTTAGAGCTGTATGGTCTTGCTCATGTTTCAACTTCTGGGTTTTTAGACGACGTGCTTGACGGTCTAATTTCTCAACAACCTTGTCAATAGAATCATACAAATCACGTGAACGGTCTTCAGCATGCAAGGTCTTCTTGAGTGGAAGAGTTGCTTCTGCTTTGGCTTCACCGTTTGGATATGTGCGAACATTGACAGTGACGGTTACTGGCTTGTCTGTATATTTTTCTAATACTGACAGCTTTTCTTGTACTGATGCTTTGATAGCATCCGTTACTTCAATATTTTCACCATGAATTTGAAATTTGAACATATATTACATACCTTTCAAATAGCTAAATCAAACTTCAGTTGAGGTTTGATAGGGTTATAGTTGACGAGCTCAAAATCTTCAGCACGAATGTCATAGAAATTAGTTCCAGACGGCGCCTTCAAAATGAGTTTTGGTTGTGTGTGAAGTTCCTGTTCAACATGTAATTGGTGGTCATAATAACGTTTGCAAAGTGTTTTAGCTTGTTCGATTTGATTGTCATAAATATGCAGGTTATTGACAAAATAGAAGAATTTGCCAATCTCCCAACCAAAATGACAAGCAATCATCATTTGTAAGGCAACATATTGCATAGCGTTAATATGATGAGCAACCAACATATCGTTAGACCGTTGTGTCAAGGTACAGTCTAAGTAGATTTTGTCATCAACTTCTCTGACATCAAACATGACATTATATGCACATGGTAACAAACCGTCAGTTTCCTCAAATGCTTCATAGTCCCACAAGGAAATAACATTGCGTCGGTTCCATGGATTTTCTTCTAGTTGTTTGAGAAGTTTTCCAATAATATCGTGTTTTTGAACAACATGTCCATATCGGTGACCAATTGTGCGACTATTGTCTACTTCCCAATCAGACCAATATTTAACTCCATATTTATCTTCTAAGATGTCTAATGAATTACTAGCGTCTTGATAAATCCATAAAAGTTCCTTGATGGCTGATTTAATAGGAATTGGTCTTAATGATGTGATGGGAAATTCACCATTTGCCAAATCATATTCAGCAAACGCACCCGTTACATACAATGAATGGGCTGTTGTGCCATCAGCGTATTTTGGACGAGCTTGTCCAGATTTTACACCATGATTTAAAATATGTTGGATATTGTTATAAAAAATTGTATCCGCTATTGTCATACTTATATTATACCATACTTTCGTAGATTTGTCAAGTATTACAACTGTTCGATTTTATCAAACAGTTCGATTTTCATATCATGATTTCCATCACCATTCGACCAAGCAGTAAAGAAATTGTTTGACCAATTAATGTAAAAACCATATTGGTCTTCATCAATAGCTAGTTGTGTTTGGTTTTTGATAGAGTCTTGAACTTGGTCATAAAGACCATATGTGTCATTGTGTTCAATCATGTCACTTACAACATGGTTGAGTAACTTAACAACATCATCAGATTTATTAACAGTGATATCTCGCTCATAAGCTTCAGTTAGTAGGTACATTTCAGCTCCTTTAATGATAGAAAAAGAGGCTGATTAAGCCCCTAGTTTTGCGATTAATTCCTTAATTTTGGCAGGTTGGAAGTCGTTCCAGCCAGCGAGTCCTGTTTCTGCTGCAGGGAACACAAATGGCATTGCCATACGTCCGTCTTGTCCATTTTTCAACATTTCAATGTATTCCACTTCATTTGGCCCATCTTGAATATTAATGGCTTCATATGGAACACCTTTGGCGTCTAATTGACGTTTAGTCATGTTACATTTTGCACAACCATTTGTTGTGTAAATCAAAGTAATTTCTGGTTTGTCAGTTGGTTTAATCAAAGTCATTTTCTTCCTCATTATCATGTAAATCAATCAAGTCCCGTAGGATTTCTTTGTAGTCTTCTACCATGTGTCCTAAAAAGTGAACTACTTCTTCTGGTGGTAGTGAATCAACAGTATGTTGCACCAAATGGACAACAGTGTCAACATCTCCAAAAGCATAAGAGACTGCGTCCAATTCATCAGATAAGTCTACTGCTTGAATGATAATGGTTTTACTTTCAACATCGTCTGCTTTGGCGTAGGTTAATAGTTCCTTAATACCTTCAGCAATGACATGTTTATAGGTTTGTTTCTCTGTCATTTAATAAATCTTCTTTCAATAATGCAAGTGTTTTTGTAAATTCATCACATAACCATTGGTTCATGTGGTATTTTCTACGATAGTAACCCTGTTCATATTGAATATATGAATAATCAATATTTAGTTTATCCAAAACCGTATCAATTACTTCTGGTGTGTAACCAGCTTCTGTACGGTCTTTGATGTTATGATAAACAGGAATATGTCCTTGAGCTTCATCATGACAACGTTTTGTAAGTTGCTGTTGAGCTTCTTTATGACGTTGATGATATAGGGTTTGTTGTTTTTTCAAATAATCCAGAGTCATTTCCAAATAATCAATAAAGGCTGTTGGTTTGTAATCATCAAAATCAACGTCCTCATAAACCATTTGAGACAAAATGTCTCCTGTTTCTAAAATGATATCCTCTGGCATATGGGTGATTGGACATGTTGGAAAACGTAAATCCAAAGCTTTAAAAACATTTTCGTAGGCTTCTTTTTCAACATGTTTGTTGAGTGATTTGAACCGTGATGGTGATTTTAAAAATTTATACAAATCGGTCACTTGGCGTTTTGGTTTACGTTTACGACTCATTTGTATTCCTGCTACATAAAATATTAAATTGTATATTTTATGACCTTTCTCTATAAATTAGAAATTATTTCTGCTTCATCCCGTCTGATTTTGTTGTAACTTTGATTTCTCATCATTTATATTCCTCGGTTCCTAAATAGTCAGCGTCAATATAACCTTTCATATTTGCAGCATGAACAAAAGACTGCAAAACCTGTGTTTCTGGTTTGGATATATAGTTATATTCGCCTGTTTCATCATCAATAATCGCCAAAAAAACTGTTGGAACTTTGACATCGTTGTCCGTTAACAGCTGGAAAAACTCCTTTGGTGTCATATTGTCATGAGTTCTTGTTAAATATTGTTCATAATTTTTACAACCATTTGAGTGGTACTTTGTAATGGTAATTACAAATTCCAACATTTTTTCGGTTGTATCTAACTGTTGCACGAGTCCAGCCAGTTCAAAGGGTTGCATCATTCGAGCAAGTGACGCTTCCCGTAATGTGAACGGGCGGGTTTGTAGGATTTGATACATATTTCTTCCATTCATTGATTTAGTAGTCGTTTACGACTTTTGTGGCTACATAAACCAAATATGGTACACCTTGTATCGTTCGATGATGTTTCAATCGAAATTCAATAATGCGACTCATATATTCAGCAAGTATCCACGGTACGTCTTTTTTGTCAATGTTTGTACATTTATGGTTTGAAATATATGGTTTTACGTTTTTGTTGTATAAATGTAGTGATGCTACGAAATCAGCATGTGATAAATCCGTATCATGTAAATAACGGTTACGAACAAAGGCTTCACCTAGTAAAGCGTTGTCATCCGCATATTGTTGAATACGGTCTACGATTTCCTTAACATCTTGTGTTGCTTCAGAGACTTCAATATGCTTATGTCCTAATTCATCAGCGTCTTTAAAATCATTTACTGGTTCAGCATTTAAGTTGACCATTTCGCCACTGCCATAAAATGTGACCATGGCGTTGACAATTACCTCAAGATGTGGTGTATGTCTGAATTTAAAAGCTTTTGAATTGGTGCGGATAAGATAATGAATACCACCACGTGGGGTTGTTTCCTTATAAATATAATCATAAGATTCAACTAAGTCAAGGTCTTCTTGACTATAACCTGGCTCTAAATCTAAAAGACCAAATTCAGTATCTGCTAAATCCAAAACAATTGGAAAATGCTGATTCTTATTGGCTAAGGATTTAAAACGTGTCTGTACTTTATCAATACCAATTGGCAGATAAACACGTGATTTGATAATGTATGGATTTAAAGGTCGTTTAAATCGGTCAACATAGGTTGCTCTGATATGACCTAAAAGGTCTAAGAGTTCTTGTGAGTATGTAAAGGTTTCCTGATAGGGATAACCAATCATACTTGCAGGCATTTCAAATTTAGTTAAATCTGGTTGGTCAGGTAAAGTGACTGGTGGTTGATTTTGAAGCAGATATTGATGCTTGACTCCCTCAACTTCTGCAATACCCAACTTATATGGTTGGCAGACATCATCGTCTTGTGTGCTTGCAGGAACCGTTTTTACAAAAGAGCCAAATTCATCATAGATATAACCCGTTGCCGTTTCGACATCTTCAACAAGAGTCAGCGTTGTGTTTGGGTTGCGATGAATAATAATATCTCGCGGTTGTCCGAATTTCACATCGGAAATATTCACTACTTTCGTAGCGATTGTTTTGCCAGAAATTGCTGATTTGTATACTGGCCCATTCAGTTTTGATTGTTCAAGCATAGTGTTGCCTATATAAAATTACCTTCCTTTGGAATCATGTCAAATGACTGATTGAAGCTTTAAGTAACAGTAGTTTCTCAAAAGTTACCTAACACGACTGGCGATTTACATAGCATTGCTTTTCTGAGTAAAGTACATTACTGTAGCTTCTTAGAATACAACCTTGACAATTCAACGGTTAGCGTATTCCTTACGTTCGTGTCCAAATTGCACGCCGAGTTTGTGTTTAAAAATAAGGTGCGACCAAGGTCGCACCCATGTGTTTATTAGCCCCAGATGTTGTCGCTAGATGCACCAGCTCCCAAATCAGTTGATGGGTTAAAGTCATCAGCAACAGCGTCATCTTCTTGGCCCCATACTTTAGCACGGCCGCTCTTTTGGAAGATTTCGTCAGGTGTTGCACTTGTAGCCAAAGTTACTTGGAAGTAAGGCTTACCATAGTTACTCATAGCTTCTTTAAGAGTTACAGTAGCACGAGTACCACGCTTCAGGTAGTAACCTGGGTTACCCTCAGATGCTGCAAATTGAACATCATCGAACAGTGTGAAACGACCTTCAGCCGTAGAGATGTTAGCGAATTTACCGTTCATGTTTACAGCCAATTGATATTTCAATTGCAGGTTAGCGCTTTGTACAAAGCTCACTAATTTAGCCTTAATTTCAGCTACTGGAGTTGCAATAGTAACATCTTTTGGTGCCAAATCTTGCCATGGTTGTCCATCGCCGTCTTGCTTGAATGACAAATACTTGAATACTGTCTTACCAGCTTTTTCTGGTTTTTGTGATTGAGATACTTTTACTGCAAAGAGTTCTTCTGGAACTTCAGTGATATCATCTACTGTAATGAACAGACGACGTGATTTACCACCGTTAAGTCCGTCAGTTGTGAAAATAGAAATCTCTTTGTTTGTAAGTTGCAATTCTGCCATGTGTGTTTTACCTTTTCCTTTTGAAAATATGTTTTTACTAACTGTTTTTATATGTACAGTCTAGCTCCCAAACAGTTCTATTAAAAGTATGAATATCTAAATTCACAGTTAATAGTTTTGTGCATATCAGTATGACACCGATATGACACGTGGCGTACTGCACACCTCTACACAGTTAGACCTTTTCTGGTCGTTCCATGCTGCATCGTGACCTACATGTGGATAACACGAGGTTATACGGTTAACGTTATTATATGAAAATGTTGGCCAACATTTCGGGTAAGTTATAACACCATTATATCATAACTTTTGTGATTTGTCAAGCAAAACGAATTTCTTAACTTGATGAATCTATTATATCATATAATGTTGATTTTGTCAAGAAAAAAGAATTTCTTGTTTGAAAGATATTCTGTTCGTTACTTGATAAATCTATTATATCAAACTTTATGAAATTTGTCAAGAAAAACGAACTTTTATTCAGCTCGTTTTTCTAATTCTTTTTGATGGTCAATGACACGTTGGTCATCTTCTGTGAAACCATCAGCGTCATTACTCAAATAAGTACGTAAATCTTGAATGGCCTGTGACTCCGTCTCTTCAGATGATTGGTCTGATGATGGTTCAGGTTGACTTGATGAACTACTTGATTTTGTGATATTGGAAATATCTACAGAAGAGCTTGAAGAACTAGATGTTTCTTTTTTCTTAGTTTTCGGTTTGATTTCCTTAAACTTAGTATCAGAAACAGTGATATCTAGTTTAAAAGCTTCTTTGTTTTTGTAATCGACTTGAATGTTTGTTTCATTTTCGTTTACAAGAATTTTTGTTTCAAGTTTGCTTGCTTTTGCGATATGATTTTTATAGAGTTTGAATTGTTTTAACTCTTTCGTTTCTAAAATAGAGAACAATTCTTTGGTCTCTTTCGTTGAAAGTGTTAATTCATAACCCTTGTCTGTTTTGGTGAAATGCTTATCATCAAGTTTTGTTAGAAATTCTTCTAACGTTTTATTAGACTTAGAATTTGTTTCTTTTGCTGAAACAGCTTCTTTTGTGTCTAATTCTTTTTTGTTTTGATAAACTTTATCACCATCAACGAGAACTGTGTGTTCTTTGTCTTTCGTTTTAAAGGTGATGTTGGCTTGTTTGCCTGATACCATGATGACGCCTGATGCTTGAGAAATCTTTTTCTTTTTGGTCATCGTAACATCATACTTTTTAGCCAGTTTTTCCTGATTGAACTGTTTATTCACTTCAGATAAAAAGGCTGTTTTAGGCGAGCCACCACCTGTAAAGAAACGAACAGCTAAAAGAACTGCGAAAACAGCGACAATACCGATAAGGATTTTACCAAATCTGATATACCATGGAGTTACGTATTCGTACTCCTCTTCATCAATAGGTGAATCTTCATCGTAGTCGTCATCATCTTGTTCATAGTCATAGATGTCATCTTCAAGTTCTTCGTTGTCATAATTGTCAAAGTTGAGTTTCATTTCGTCTCCTTCATTTGGAACCATATCAAATAGACTGCTTCCAAAACTTTGTTTGAGTTTATTTGACTGGTTGAAGCCCTAAATAACAGTGGTTTCTCAAAAGTTACTAATACGATTAACGATTTACATACATTGCTTTTCTGAGTAAAGCACATTACTGTTGACCCCTTAGAACACAACCTTGATGTTTCAATGGTTAGCGTGTTCCTTACGTTCGTATCCAAATTGTACGCCGAGTTTTAACGTCTTTGCTGTGACGATTCATTTCTCCTATTTATCCTTGGGAATAAGATAAGATTCTCCATTATAACGTACAACATAAGTTTTTTCGTCTTCATCAATAAGGTCGACGATGGTTGATTGTTGATTTTCATTTTTGCTTTTCAATTCAAGCGTTTTATTTCGTTTTACAATTGTGTAGGCGTCACTGAATTTATGAGGCCGTGGTTCTGTATAGAATTTGATGACTCCTACAATATATAGACATAGTATAGCAACATTAATGACGGCAGCGATTTTCCAGTTGTCTTCGCAAAGTATACTAATCATAATACAGGTTAGAACTACAGCACCTAATCCAAAAACAAGTATATACAAACCTTGTGTGTCATATGTAGATAATTGGTGTACTAATTCCATTTATTTCTCCCTTGGTACTGAGTATAACTTGTTCTCATACTCAACTATGTACATAGTCTTGGCTTCATCAACTAATTTTACAGTTTTAGAGTCCAACAAAGATGATTTACTCTGTAATTGAATCGTATTTGTTGCTTTTATGACATGATAATTGTCATGATATGGTGTAGACGCAACAATAAGTGACGAAATAAGACCTGTAGCAATTAATGCAAGATTTAAACCTGCAAAAACAAGAGGCCATTTCAATTTGGATGTATAAATATAACTACCAAACATGGCAACTAGTAAAATAACGCTTGACCATGTAAATATGTTGTCTATTACATGGTTTGCGATAAGTAATTGGTTCATGCGATTACTCCTATTTGTCTATATATTGTAATTTACCATGATACTCAACAACATATGCGTTTTTAGTTTCATTGAGAATCCTAACAGTTATTGATTTATAATACTCTGTTTTACTTTTCAAGGTCAATTTGTCATCTTTTTTAACAATGTTAAACTTTTCAGATAATGGTTTTTGACGGAGTTGGTATCGGTTGTATATATCAATCGATAATGTGGCAATTCCAACGGTCAACAAAATGATGAGCACAGTCATTTGTATTTTCTCAGGAAAAGATTTCCATTTCTCTAAGGTTTCTTCTGGTACAAACCAAAGTACAAGATGTCGCATGAAATCAATGAATACAACTCCAGCGATTAAAATGATGACCAATATAATAAAAGAACTGTTTGGTAATGTCCCTAAGTGGTCTAATAAATTCATGTGGTTTCTCCTATTTGTTTACAAACATTATTTTGCCACGATATTCAACTAAATATTTGTCTTTATATTCTCTAACAATCGGTACTGTTACCGAATTAAAATACTTGTTTTTACTTTTCAAAACTAAAGAATCATCTTGTTCAGTGACAACAAAGTTGTTGGACACGGGTTGTTGAGACAATTTGATGTTGTTATGCCAATCAAAACCAAGGATTACGCCGACACATATAAATACTACAAATGGTAATATCATTGATAATAAGAATATTTTAGGGTTCTTGGTCTGAGATAAACCCAGACTTAAAAGTATGGTTATGGCGCCAACATAAATTAATATAATATGTAATAGGTCAGAGTTATACAAACTGTTTAATAAATTCATGTGATTACTCCTATTTGTCTACGGTTCTCAATTCACCTTTGTATTCAACAGTGTATTTGTCATTGTCTTCATCTACAATTTTCACAATGACAGAGTCAAAATGACGGTTTTTACTTTGTAGACTCAAATAATCTTTTTGCTTTTTGACAACAAAGTTTTGAGATACAGGTTGATTAAGTAATGTGTTTCTGGTGTGATAGCTGTAATACAAAGCTCCAATGTTAGCAACCATCAGTATTGCAAAAATAATTGTTGGAATTAATATTTCACCATATCGAAAAGTGTTGACTGTCATTATTGCGATAGTCAATGAGATGAGTAGAACAATTAGTGGTATCTGTGATGATACATATAAAGAATTGATTAGGTTCATGTGGTTTCCTCGATTTCTTACTCTACTTTAGCTTTTAAATTGATGTGAAATGGACAACACAAACCGTTTTCTGCAATGTCGGCTGTGAGTTCTTCCAGACTTTTCTTGGTGTCTGTCATTTCTTGTAACCTTTGCTCAAGTCCATCATAAGATAATTGTTTTTTGCTGAAAATTGGAGCTATAGCCCTTGTGTCAGTAAAGTTGACGATGTTGGCTTTTCGTGTTTTGTGGTCAAGGTCAAATTCAATTAAAGGGGTTTCTGAAATATAAAATTTTAATAACATTAGTTTTCCTTTCAAGTGATTTAACTCACTTGTGGTTGTTGGTCTTTCAGTTCTGTCAAATCATCTTTTGATAAGATTCCTGCCGTATCCATATACAGTTCTTTGACAAGTGAATGTTCCAACAAAGCTTTCATTGTGGCGATTTTAGCAGTTCCAAATTTTTCAACAGGACTGTTTTTAAAATGTTCACCTAGTTGGTCTAAATCATCATAAACAGCATGTAAATCAATTTGAAATGGTTGAAAACCGTTTTCGTTTAAGAATTCTAAAGCCTTTTGATGATTTAATCCAGCAATCAATGAGTTGTTTTTACTCAATACAGAACTTGTGAAATCTTCAAGGTCTTCTTCTAGCCATTCAATGTCATATTTGGCTTCCATGGTTGAAGTCCATACAGGAATTTGTAGGGCTCGTCCATAATCCAAATTGATTGGTCGTGCTGTTTTTGTTACAATATCATAAGCTGTAACAAAATTACTTGGATTTACAATGCGGTCTTCATTTCCAACAATCAAGTCAAAGGCTGCCTGCTTAATCAAGAAATCTTTGGCTTCTTGTTCTGGCACACCGTTTTCAACCAAGGCTTCTGTCAAACGTTTGTAACTTTCGGCTACAGGTTTATCAATAACCTCCGTTGCATAGGTGTTAATGTCTAAACAAACATTGTCATTGGCTGTGTGACCTGATGATAAAATTTGTTCCACTTCATTTTCATGTAGAAATATTGGAGATGTTGTTCCCGTTTTAATTGTGTCTTCATGAACAATTGTGTGGAAACTATAATCTACCGAGTGGAATTGGTCATCTTTGATATGCCGGGTTAAACAAGATATCACAGCTTCAGAGACAGATGAATATTGATAATCATAACGATTTTCCCATTCACCATTGACGCTTGGATTTAATTCGTCAAGCTTGACAAAGAGATGTTCTTTGTTCATACTAATAACACCCTTGAACTGCATGCCTTGGATGTGTTTGTTTCCGAATTTTTGCGATTTGTCTAAAGTGATAACATTGTTATCTTCTGTTGCTGTGATATACATTTCTAACCCCTAATCCACAAGTGTGTTATGCCAAACCTTAGCATATTTGGCAATGAGTTCTACATAACTATCAAAATCAAGTTGTTTGTAGATGTTTTCGATATCCTCATCGCTCATTGTCAATAGTGATGAGTTATCAATATGCAATTTTGCATTTTCTGGCAAGTTACTGATTTTCATCTTCGCAACAACTGCCAGAGATTCACCACTTTGTTTGTAGCTGTCTACTTCACGAGACAAGGCTGCGGTGGTGAAGTATTTGTCAATTAAACCTAGTTCTGTCAAATGAGAGACCACTTCAGGGTCACCTATTTTAACATCTGGGAATAATTGTTTTGAATGTGCTTCAATACTCTTCGTTACTTTTGTCTTACGAGTACCATAACGTTCAAGAGTTACACCAGAGTTGCTTAACCATGTCCGAATAGTTCCCGGATATACAACATCATGATTATCAATAAAGATACTTCCTGATGTACTACGCATCACCCAAGATGCCATAATAACAAGGTCACGTTTACTCTTGTTGGTGATAATTGATTCAACACTTTCATCAAGTGCTTTACGAATCAGTTCTGGGCTGATTTCTTTATCAGCAATGTGGTCATTTTGTAGATAACGAGTCAGAACCAAGTCAACAAGTGCTGGGTGATTCAAACGGTTATCCACTCGAGCACCACCCCAAGATGTAAGTGTTCCACCACGGGCTGATACTACTTTATAACTTCCATCATCTTCGATTTCCAATTCGAGGCGATTATTACTGTCTTTTGATACAAAATAAACAGGTTCTGGGTCAATTTGAACGTAGAGTTGTTCTAATTCTTCATCAACCAGTTTCTTGTTTAATTCTTCTTCAATATCAAAAACATAAATACCATCAGTGTTTGATGATGGAATCCGAGCAGACTCTAGAGCCAGACGTTGTCCAATGATATAAGTCATCAACTGACCAATAATACGCATGGACATAGCCTTATTGTTAGCACGTAAGTTTGTGTCAAAACTTCCGTCAAGTACACCTGACGCTGAGTTCAAGATGAGTTTGTAACCCTCTTGCTCAATGTTGGTGACAATCCACTCAGGTGAGTTGAATTTCAAGTGCTTGAGTTTGCCTTTAACGGAGATACGAAAATCATATACATCGGCATAGTTATCAGTACCATTACCATCATAAAAGGCACCCATATTTATGAGCAACATCGGATAATAACCCGCGAAGTCTTGGTGTACAGAGAAGCCTGTAGATGTGTATTTGTAGCGGTCAATCAGAGTTTCGGCGCCAGATGTTTTATCATACTGGTATGGTGTGAAATCTTCTGGGTCTACAATCTCATCTACCATTTCTGTTTCACGTACAAACAATGGAATTTCGTGGGATAAATAGTTTGGATATCCTTTATAGGATGTCCTTGACTGGAACTTAATTAAGTTCATCAGTTTAGCTGAAACCTTACCTTTTGGAATTGCAGAAATAACTTTGTATTTCTCTTTCAATTCAGCGATTAAGGCACGGTCTTTTTTCAACTGGTGATGGTTGACTTCAGCGCCATGAATACCACCTAATGAGAAGTTGGCGTAGGTATAAGAGTCAACACCATTACGGTCAATAAATGGCAGAAATGTTCCAAACGTGTCCATCAACTTACGACGGTCAGATTTTGGTCTGGCTGGAATTCCATGCTCAAGTAAATGAGTAGTGGAGTCGTTCCAGTTCTGGCCTCTTACAGACGAATAAAGGTTATAAACGGACATGAATTTAGCTAAATGTCGATTCGCTGCATGCGGATGACGTTTCTTGATTTCTTCATATACGTTTTTCATGTACCAGTCTTTAGCGTATTCCAAAATGTCCTTTTGCTCAACGCCCAATTTCTTGGCGATATGTGGAGCTGGATACATAAAGGATACTGTTGGATAATCTGCAATTTTCTGGTCAGGTGATACAATAAATTCTACGAACTTAGCTGATGTAGAGTTTGGTGTAACACCATTTTCACGCAATTTTGGAAAACGGTCTAACAATGATAGACGAATATCCAAAGTTGATTGCATAATTCCCGGGAATACGGCGTCACGCAATTCTGTAACGTCATTGATGTTATAAAGAACATCATCATAAATAGATTTTGAATAACCAGTCTTATTGGATTCAGATTCAATAATTGAACCACCTTTAATCCCAACAAGAGTCTTCAAACCGATTGTGGGGCGTCCTCGTTCAACCATTTTCTCATTGAGAAATGCTGCGTCAACCTGATTTGCATATTGCTCATAAGGTTTCGTATTGATACGTCTTGCAGTATCGTTGATGAGGGTATCAGAGAATTTCCTTAATGTTTCTGTCGTGGTTTGTACACGATTGGCAATCATGGAATTCAAAAGATAATCAATCATTTGAATATCATAATTAAGCGTGTTATAACCAATATAAATGTTTTCTTTAGGTTCAACAGGTTTGTCTTCTACACCTAAGAAATCAGATAACAGTGAGTTTCCAGCCGGTTTAGGAATTCGTTTTTCAAAATGCCATTTAAAACGTTCAACATTTTTTGTCAAATCAAATGTTTTAAATGGATATCCTGAGTCCTTACAGGCACGAATAACTTCACCTTCGTCTTCAGCACTGTTGACAATATAAAACATTTCTAAGGCGTTTTTCTCATCGATAAATGCCGCACAAAACAAATTGGTGTAGGATTCTATATCCCAAAATATTTTCATACTGTCATTTGTTCCTTGTTATGTGTTTACTACATTATTGTCTTCTTCTATTATATCATAAAAAAGGGTCTGACGCAAGTGTTTTGCGTCAGATTATAGGATTTTTGGCTGGTCTAATTCAGCCTCATCAAGAAATTGACTCTTGGTCAGTATCGTTTCACCAAAGGTTAATCGATTTTCTGACTGACATAGGGTCAATGACTTTTTAGCTCGAGTGACAGCGACATAAGCTAAGCGACGCTCAGACTCTTCGTCCATTTCGTCACATGTGTTGCCCGGGAAGCCTTGTTGTTCCATACCTAACAAGAAAACATGTTCCCACTCAAGACCTTTAGAACCATGAATAGTCGCAATCACTACACCGTCATTGTCCTGTTGACGGGTCGATGCTGACATTTCAAAGGTAAAGGCGTTGGCAATATCGTATAGGGAGAATTGGTTGTGTTCCCGACGATACTCTTCAACAAAGTCTTCTACTACACCTGATAAAATTGTCAAGTTTCGTTTGTGACTTTCATTGTTCTTGAGACTGTTAATCCATTCGACATATCCTGTTTCTTGTAATAAGAAATCTATCATATCTGGAAACGTCATAGTAATTTGTGGGTCAATCAATTTACCATAAATCTTAGAGAATATGGTGACCTTATTACGTAAAGCAGGTGTCAATTCAGATACATGTTCAGACATAATAAATTCAATAATTCCCATTTTGTGTTCTTCAGCCTTTGCTAACAAAGTATCTACCGCTTTAGGGCCAATACCACGTGCTGGACGGTCAAGAATAGACATAAAAGCAAAGACATCTTTCGGATTTGTGAATATTTTCACAAAGTTCAGAGTATCTACCATTACGTCTGAATTCATAAAGTCAGCAAAACGAGTCGTGTCATTGACAGTGATTTTTTCACGTTGTAAGGCTAAATTGATAGAAGCAATAGACATACGTGAACGGACAAGAATTGCGATTTCTGATGGTTTAACACCTTGTCTTATAAGATATTTGATTTTGTTTACAACGAAATCGGATTCTTGCTGGTCACGATAAGCCTTGGTGTATAAAATACCCCCAAAACCTTCGTCTGTTGCAATAGCGGCATGCATGGGTTTACGATATTTAGAACCACTAATGTTGTGGGCAATAATCTTGTTACCAATATCCAAAATCGGTTGGTAACTGCGATAGTTGCTGGATAAGTTGACTACATGACCTTCATTGGCATGGGCTTCCATTAACTCATATCGTCCACCACGAAACTCGTAGATACTTTGGTCAATATCCCCAATGATAGTGAGTTTATCTTTACCAATAGCTCTTACAAAGGCGTCTTGCAAAGCGTTAGTATCTTGAAACTCATCTACAATGACGTGAACTAACGCATCGGCATAGGATTTTAAGAGTCCATTTTTCGCCATAAGATATCCAATGAAAAGAATATGGTCATAGTTTAGTGTGTTTGTTTCACGACTAACTTTTAAAGATTCAATGAAAATCTTATGAAGCATGGAAATGATGTCATCTAAATTAGAATCATTGATACGTTGTGTATCCGTTTTCCAAATACGATATTTGGTATCCTTAGAGAAAACGCCTGTTTCCAATTCTTGCGGTTGTGCTGTATTAACTAATGTCGATACTGTTCCTGCAATTTTGTTGAAATCACGTTTGACTAATTTTTTATGGTTTGGTGTAACAAACCATGATTCAGCTACACGAAGATGTTCTGGGTTGTTTTCAATAATCGAACGGTACATTGTGTTGGTTGAGTTTTCATCAATGATAGATACTGATGGTTGTAATCCAACTTGTACAGCATTTGACCGAATTAGTTTCCCAATTACTGAATGAAATGTACCCACTTCAATACGGCGCATTTCATGTTCAGGAATTACACGCATAAGCTTTTGACGTAAGTCGTTAGAGGCCATACGGGTAAAGGAAATTAAAAGAACACGACCAGTGGTGTATTCACGAAGAATTCGTTGAGTACGTCCCAACATGGTGTGGGTGTTGTGGGTCAAAATATGGTGACGAGTGACATATAAGGCGTCAGGTGCGTCAACCATAATACAACGCATGTCACATTGTCCAACTTTTTCAATTTTGTCAACATAACGTCTGTAATGTTGCATAAATGAGTCAATGTTGGTGTTGTATTCAAATGGTACTTCTAAGACGTCATCTTTGATTTTACAAACAATTCCAAGTGAACGTAAAACTTCAGCCACATCAGAAACAAGTTGGTCACTATCAGCTACGAATTGGGTTTTGCCATTGGTCACAATGGCGTTGACATCAAATAAACTATTAAGCAATTCCTTACGAACTTCAATGCTTGCGAATTTATAAATGTCAGGAATAAACTTGTTTTTGTTAAGTACACGAAGTTTTAGTTTGATAATACTTTGAGCAACTTTGTCATAATCTTTATTGAAAAGATGTGTTTGACTAAGAGCATTTGAGTCTAACAAATATTGTCCCAACAAATAAGCTGGAATTGGTACTTGTTTAGACATGTATTCAACAGGTGATAGACTTGGTAGATAAAAACCTTTTAAATCATCACGTGTTAGCCATGTTGAAAGTGTATGTGTTTGTGGTTCCATATAGGCATCGTTTTTGAATGTCCATAAATGTTCTAAACCACAATAAGTGAATGTCCCATCAGTAAAGGTGATTTTGTAATTGTCTTTTAGACCATTTTCAAAAATCTTTAATACAGTGATGGGTTTACCATTTGAGCCAACTACTTTGTCACCAACGGACAATTGTCCCATGGTTGTCCAGCCTGTTGGTGTTAAAATTGGTTCAGTAAGTGGTTGCTCTTTTCCTGAACCCGCTGAGGCAATACCAACAACGGTACTGTCTAAAGGGGCGTCTATAAGAGCTTGTTGTTCCTTGTTATACCTTGTCATCTGTCACCTCAGCTTTAACTAAATATTCCTTGACAATTTCTAATTGTAATTGTTTACCAGCAACAAGAAAAGATTCTTGATTTAATCGTTTCTTCAACTCATGTGAAATATGAGAACCCACAGCCAAGTCAGGTAAGCCCAACTCTTGATAGGTTAATAATTCATAACCAACTTGTGGTTCTTCTAAATGAAGAATACAGTGATTGATAAAATTTTGAATAACAGATGATTTGCATGGTATTGAAAGAGTATGTTTCAAATAGGAAACCATATTGTTATAATATTCATCAGAAACAAGACCGGAAATCGCTTGAAAGACTTCCGGCTTGTCTTCGTTGTTTGTTTGATGAATCTTTTGTAATGCTGCAAATCTTTGTAATGTGAGTTCAGCCATTACATTTCATCCGCAATGGCTTTAAGGTTTTTAACAATTGATTTGCGAAGCGCCTTTTTGACAATGATGTCAATTTCTTCTTCAATTGCTGCGACGGTTTCTGCGTCAATCAAACCTTCAGACTTGAGGTCTACGGTTGTTTCAGCTTTAGCCTTTTTCTTAGCTGGAGATTTCTTGGCTTTTGGCTTAGGCTCAGGTTTTGGTTCAGGTTTTGGCTCTTGCTTAGTTTCAGGTTTTGTTTCAACAACTGGTTGAGCTGATTCGATGACTTCTTGTTTCACTTCTGTTGGTGCAACACTTGGTGCAACGTCTTGAGCGCCAAATATATCCATATCGACTTTATATTCTTCTGTTTTGTTTTCAACAGGTTCTTCCGTTTTTACTTCATCAGGAAGTTGGAATTGGTCAAAAATGCTTTGCGTTGTGTCATTGACTTGTTGAACTTCTTGAACATGCGCTGGTGTTGGTTGTGGTGTTGGTTCTTGAGCTGGTGTTTCAGATGCAACACCTACTGATTGAAGAAGTGATTCAAATGATTGGTTGAAAATATTGTCTGTCATGTTTGTCCCCTTAAATAGTGTCCCAGATTAAAATTAGTTGTTTGATTTGTTGTAATTTATCATCACTTGTTTCTTGGCTTGACATAACGCCTTGAATTAAGTTTAACAAATCATCAGTAGTTTTCATTTGTTGTTTAATCACAACATTACGTAGTAAGTCAGCGTCACCTTTAAAAACTTCTGGTAGTGTAGCTAAGATTTGCACATCACCAGTTCTTAAATAAGACGCTAAGGTTTGAAAGGTTTGGCTATAAACCGGAAGATATAACATAGCTGGATTTAGTTTCAACACTTCTTCTGCCTTGTCCATTTGTGTCTTAATAACACTTTCAATTGGTTTCCAGTTTCTGATTTCATTACTAATGGCACCACTGTTCATTTTTGGAAAACGTCCAATGAACAAGTTGACCATTGTTTCTTTAAGACCTGTAGAATTAAGAACAGGGTGTTGTTCTAATTCTTTATGAACAATGTCTGTTAGTTTAGCCATTTTATCAGCCATACGAGCATTGGTTTGACGGTCTAATTCACGTTTCCGATTGACAACATAGTTTGAAATCTCGCTATAGCCTAACTCTTCAAGTTTTTTACTTAGAAAAGTCTTATAACGTCGTGCTGTATTATTGACTTCTTTCGAATAACCTTTACCAAATTCTTCAACTTGTTTAACAAGTGTTTGAACTTTGACTACGTCTTGAGGTTCCAGTTCTTCTTGATTTGCAATACGCTCACGTAGCGTTGTGATTTCAGATGATATGGCAGCCCATGTTGTATCAGGTACCATAAATTTTTGTAACTCATTTGCCATGGGCTACCCCCTTATTTAATTAGTAATGTCCAGTCATCAGGTTTTTCATAAAACATAGAACTACGGTGAACTTCATAATATTGTCCACCCGGTTTCAAGTGTTGTCGTACATAGGCACGTGCCTGTTGTTTTGACAAGTGACGCATGTTTTGTACAGCACGAAAAAGACCTGCTGACATGTCTTTTGGTATGTTTCGATAATTCAAACGAACATATTTATCCAATTCTTTATCCGTCAATTGAGACGAGTCGATATTGGGGTCTAATACGTCCATTGTTTGAGTGATATATTCACGTAACCAGATTTCGTCATAGTTACCTTCCATTACTATTATATCAAACATCCCTAAGGATGTCAAGCCCGGGCCAACACTTGTTGGCTCAACAGTGTCTAAATCTGTTACATATAAGAGACGTTCTGTTTTATGGTCAACTTCCTTTTCAATCACAAAACCATAATTAACAATATCATGGTGCTTTTGCGGGTGAAGTGAAATCGTATATTTAGCGTCTTCTGTTTCTAAATGATAGATTTTTCCACGGTCATGAAGATGAACATTGCGTGGTTGATATTCAACATCGATTGGGTCAACCTTACGTTTCAATTCATTTTCCTTAAACATGTCATATACAGCTTCAGGAATAAAGACTTGATATTTCGGTTGAGGAATTTCAACTTCTCGTCCGTCATCTGTTAAATGTGTCACGTATTCTTCTCTTGCAATACAATAACGAATTAAAGGCATGTTTGCGTGGTCACCATGTTTGTGGCTTACAAATAGCATTTTCAAATCGTCAAAATCATAACCTGTGTCAGTGATTTTCTTTTTTGTAACACCTGCGTCCAACATAATGATGTTGTCAATAACAACACAATTTCCTTGTGAACCGGTGGATATAATGTTTACATCCATTTATGTTTTCCTTTTCGTATTTCGTTAGCGCAAGACTGCGACTACATCTTTCGTAGAGTAAATGGGTTTTGGGGATACCCCAATGATGCAAATTCGTGTATACGAATTTGCAAAAAACGATTTTGTCACATGTGACACTTTTATATAGGTATGTGACATTTTTATCTATGCATGTGACAAAAAGTTGTCACATCCTTAACCAGTTAACTATTTTATCTCTGTACAAAACCTCTAAAATATCCAATTTATACCTCATTTTGCATATTTATGCATAAATTTATGCATATTTTCATTTCAACTTTTGTACATATTTAAAAATGTCACATTTTTGTCACGTCCCCAAACCCCGTTATATCAACGTTTCAAGAGTTTTGTCACATCGATGTGACAAAAATTAGGACAAAAATCTTATGCACAACCTATGCATAACACTTGGGGCTCTAGGCTTCAAGGGTGATGTGACAAAATTTTGTCACATTTTGTCTCTACTTCTAACTATATTTTATTTATTTTTTTTATTTTGA